CATGCGTGAGGCCGAGGGAGATGAGGCCGGCGGTGAGTCTGACGTCGATGTCGACGCAGTGAAGTCTGCACTTGAGTCTCTTGCATCCGCCGTTGGAATGGAGGTCAAGGCTTCCGATGAGGGTGGCGAGACCGAGGGCGGTGAGGAAACAACTGAGGGAGAAGATATGGACGAGATGTACGAGCTCGACAACGAGATGGAAGAGGGCATGTACGAGACCGACGAGATGGATGAGGCAGACGAGATGGACGAAGCCGACGAGATGGACGAGGCTGAGGACATGGACGAGGCAGACGAGATGGACGAGGCCGATGAGATGGACGAGGCTGATGAGATGGACGAAGCCGACGAGATGGATGAGGCCGATGAGATGGACGAGGCAGACGAGGAGCCTGTAAAGAAGGAGTCCTATCGCCGTCGTGGCCAGACAGTCTTCCAGATCGATGAGTCAATGCTCCGTCGCTCACTTGCCCGCATGCGTCGCCTCCGTGAGTCCGTTGAGGATTCCTACGGTCACTTCGGTGGCGGTGAGGACGATGGAGACTATTTCGAGGATCCTCCTGAGCTGAACGCTCTGTCCGAGAAGGACGAGCCAAAGAAGGAGGCCAAGAAGGCCAAGGCTGAAGCAGCCAAGGCCAAGAAGGAAGCAGAGGTTGCCAAGAAGGAGGCCGTGAAGGAGGCACGCATGAATCGTGCTCTCAAGGCCCGTGTCAATGAGGCAGCCGCGGCGGCGGACACCCTGCGTCGCCAGCTTGCAGAGCAGCACCTATTCAATGCTAAGCTTCTCTATGTCAATAAGCTTATGCAGAACAGGTCACTCTCTGACAAGCAGCTCAGGGCTATTGTGGAGGCTCTTGACTCCGCACAGTCCCTCAGGGAAGCAAAGCTCCTCTTCACGAGCCTTTCGGAGTCGCTGTCCCGCTCCGCTGGGTCTCTGAGTGAGGGTGCAAACAGGACAGTTGGCAGCTCCTCAAGATCGACGCGGCCTGGTGGCGTGATCAATGAATCCGTCGAGGTGGATCGCTGGGCTGTTCTGGCAGGAATCAGGGCTGACAAGGCCTGAATCAGGCCGGGACTATCTTTCAATCATTAAGGAGTATTAGAAATGTCAAAGGCATTCTCACTAGATACGCTCGCCGAGGGAATCCGCGAGCGTCACCTTGGCGCCGAGAACCGTCGCCTCACCGAGAAGTGGAACCGTACCGGTCTCCTCCGTGGACTCGATGGAGTCAACAAGGAGAATATGGCCCGCCTTCTCGAGAACCAGACCGCACAGATCCTTAAGGAGTCTAACTCACTCTCGACCGGTGGCGGATCAACTACATCATCAGGCGACATCCGTGGTTTCACCAACATCGCCTTCCCCATCGTCCGCAGGGTCTTCGGTGGCCTGGTTGCAAATGAGCTGGTTTCAATCCAGCCCATGAGCCTCCCATCAGGCCTCCTGTTCTATCTGGACTACACCTACGGCACAGCCCGTGGTGGAAATGCCGGTCTCAACGGAACTGGTCCCACCAACTACGGTGTGTACCAGGCCGGCCAGTCCATCTACAACAGCCCAGTTGGTAAGGGCGTCCAGTCCGGATCGCTTGCAACCGGTGGCCAGTACGACCTCGTCGGATCCGGCTACTCAAAGGTCCACGCCTCCGGGTCGGTTACAGCTGCTCAGATCCTTGACTACGGCGCCTACAACGGCTCCGGTGTCTGGACCGCTGAGACAGCCGCCTCAACATCAGGCAGCAACGGTCGCCTCCTGCAGTTCGACCCACAGGTCAGCACACTGATCGATGGCACACCTGCCGGTGTGTTCTCGTTCGTCGTCATCAAGGGCAATGCCGTTGACACCGATGCATCGCTGGTCAAGGACGTCGGTCTCTTCCCCCAGGGCGCAGCTCTCAGCACGTTCGGAACTTCCACCATTGGAAATCCTGTGACCATTCCGGTCAATATCCAGGGTGGATCTATCCTCAACGTCCGTCGACTCAACCAGGTTGGAACATGGGATTCTACTGCGAAGACATTCACACCGAATCCCCTGCTCACACTTGGAACCAATGCTGCCGCCGACACCGCGCTCCTTCTGGTCCTCTCCGGTGGACTTGATAGCACTCACGACGATAACGCAGCATTCGCTATCTCCTACATCAAGGACTCGGCTCTCGATGTTGAGACTTCAAGCGGTTCAACCCTCACCATTCCGGCCTTCGAGTCTGACTTCGGAACTTCGCCTACACCTGCGATCCCCGAGATCGACATCAAGATCGAGTCAATCGCGGTCACCGCAACGACCCGCAAGCTCCGCGCTCGCTGGTCACCGGAGCTCGCTCAGGATCTCAACGCTTACCACAGCCTCGACGCTGAGGTGGAGCTCACCCAGATCCTCTCCGAGCAGATCGCCCTTGAGCTTGACCGCGAGATTCTGAACGACCTGCTCGTCCAGGCCTCCGGTGCGAACTACTACTGGTCACGTTCACCAGGCAAGTTCGTCAACAAGACCAACGGTGCCGAGGTCTCTCGTGCAACCTCACTCACCCCGGGCCCCGCCTTCACCGGCACGGTCCGTGAGTGGTACGAGACTCTCATCGAGACCGTCATCGACGTTGCCAACGAGATCCACCGCAAGACCCTTCGTGGTTCGGCTAACTTCATCGTGGTTTCACCCGATGTCGCCACCGTCCTCGAGGCTTCGGTCCTCTACAAGCCCGTCTACTCGATCGACGGTTCCGGTCAGGTCGGCTCCCCGATGTCCATCGGCGCCGAGAAGATCGGTACACTCAGCAACCGCTTCACAGTCTACAAGGATCCTTACTTCCCCAGGAACAAGATCCTCGTCGGCTTCAAGGGTGGCAGCTACCTCGAGACCGGATACGTGTACGCTCCTTACGTGCCCCTGATTGTGACCCCCACAATCTTCGCACCCGAGGACTTCACACCGAGGAAGGGCGTGATGACCAGGTACGGCAAGAAGATGGTTCGCTCCGACTTCTACGGCACGGTCACCTGCCTCGACATGAACATCATCTGATGTTCTAGCCGATAAGGCACTACGCGGCCACCCGAAAGGGTGGCCGTTGTAGTTTAACCGTATAGTTAATGTCAAGCCCAGTCCAGTGAACACCTGACACCGACAGGGGATTGGAAGCATTCGGAGCACAGGAGGTTCACATGCCAAAGGTAGTATACAATCAGTCACAGGGTCTCGTTCAGCAGGCAGGTTCAGGATTTGAAGTCAACACTGACACATTCTCAGTGAATACGACACAGTTCAGCATGACATCGCTGCCCTTCTCACCAGTTAGGGACATCACAGGAAATCAGAATGCTGCTGACGTAGCTGTGACATCACCCGGTGTCTACAAGTTCGCCTCAGCTTTTGCACACTCAGCTTCTCTTCCACTCGCGTCAGCCTTTCCTGGTGCAACATTCGTGTTCAGGGCAGGCGGAGCCCTCGCCTTCGCTCTCACAGGTTCAGCCGAAGCCGGTGGAACCAAGGTGTTTGCAGGACAGCTGGGTGTCAATGGTGGCACACAGAATGCCCAGGGATCAAAGCTCACACTAGCAGCTGTAGCGGGATCTAGCGTCTCTCTCATCAGCGATGGTGTCAACTACTCAGTGCTAGCAACATCTGGCACTATTACGATCACCGGCGCCTGATCAATTTCTATGGGGTCATTGGAATCAATTCCTCTGGCCCCATAGTTATCTTCGTAAGAGGAACAAATGAAGAGAAGCAGGCTTTCAATTTATGGTGCAATGTTCGGTAGACTCAATGAGGACATGTCCAAGGAAGATGCCGTGAAGGCAATCAAGACCGGCATTGTTGATCCAATAGAAAATGAGTCAGGTAAGGCAAAGCTCGAGAAGGTTGTGACATTCCTAAACTCTGCCGAAGGCAAGGATGCAACAGTTAGGCAACTTCTCGCACAAGGGTCAGCAGACGGTGCTCCAACTGATGAATCTGTCAATGTGGTCGAGGGTGCTGACATTGATCCTGCAACACATGCAAGGCCGACACAATCACAGATTGGACTTCCTAACTCAATAGGATTCTGCTTCACTCCCAAGGGAATTGAGACGAGAGCTCTTCAAGCTGCATTGGCAGGAACAGTGATTGCCCCTGACATACTCATGGCCGGAAACGGCCAGAATGGAAAGACGTTCATAATTGACGGCCATCACAGGTGGTCAAGTTCAATTGTGGTAAACCCTGATGTGAAGATCCAAGTGAGTCTCATTCAACAGGATGATCCATACAAGGCGCTTGCAATCAGTCAGGTTGTCATTGCGCAGAATTTGGGTCCTGGTGCTCCTCTTCCGTCATCAACAAGCGAACCGGGCACCAACCTGCTCGCGATGGACGCTAATGCAATCAAGCAGTATTGCATTGATAACGTCGGAAAGGTAGTGGATCCAAAGGCAGGGTCACCATTCCTCACAGACGATGTTCTGAACTTTCTGGCAGAGAATGGATACGGTGGATCAAAAGCAAGCGACAGTCGTGATGTTAAGCTTGACAAGATTGCAACCCAGATCGGACTGAACTGCAAGAGAGTTCCTGGACCAGGTGATGCCCCTCCCAGGGCAATAATGCCACAGTTCGACACAAAGGTCGGAGGACCTGCTCCTTCAACAGCAATTCCAATGTTTAAGTCTGGGCAGGTCAACTTCAAGGATCCAGTTGTTCCTGAGTCACACCGCCGTAGTCAGGATGAAGTCATCATGGAGCGCTGGCAAAAGCTGGCAGGAATCATAAAGGGGTGATCCTATCGTTAAATGCTCCCTATCCTTCATAGTTAGGATAGGGAGTACAAATGTCGACATTCACGACGACACTTTCACCTACGCCATTCGGTTTCTTTGATTCTGATGCCGACTTTCAGGCTGAGGCTGACAAGATGGTGACATTCGTCAAGCGAAAGCTTGGTGATGATGTTCTTTCAGTCGAGTTAACAAAGAAGCAGGTATGGGCCTGCTTTGAGGAGGCATTCTGCGAGTACGGATCAATCGTGAATCAGTACCAGGCAAAGTCTCAACTGATGGACTTCATGGGGTATGCAACAGGCTCAATGGCAGGTGCAGAGGCGACCTATCCAAGAAACACCCTTGAGTTTGCCCTTAGACTTGCTGAACCCTATGCAGGGCATGCAGGACTTGGAACTGCGTATGACTCAGCGTCAGGATCAATCAACCTGACTGCGCAAAGGCAGGACTATAATCTTTACACAGACCTGCTTGATTCATCAGGCGTTCCTATAGTTTCTTCATCACTCAATCCGAACCTCGGAAAGATGAGAATCCTTGAAGTCTTTCATTACTCGCCACAGGCGGCCTACAGGTTCTTTGACACAACCTCTGCTATCAATTACCTCAACAACGAATTCAGTTTCGAGTCCTTCACACCTGAGACCGTCTTCTATGTCCTCCCAGTATTCGAGGACATTCTTCGCGGTGGGCAAATGTCGATATCGAACAAGGTGAGGCGATCGAACTACAGTTACAAGATCACAGGAAAGAACCTGAGAATCTTTCCAATGCCAACGGCAGACAATCCTCTAAAGTTGTTCATAAGGGTCGGATTCGAGATGAATCCCCTTAACCCAGGATTCAATGACCCGAGCCTGTATGGCACATCTAATATGTCGAACATTCCGTTCGGAAACCTCAGATTCTCAAGGGTCAACTCTATTGGAAGGCAATGGGTCAGGCAATACACAATCGCCCTGTGCAAGGAACTGCTTGGTCTCATTAGATCAAAGTTCAGTTCCATACCGATTCCGAACGCTGAGCTGCAGCTCAACGGTTCCGACCTTGTGTCTTCAGGCAAGGAAGAGAAAGACAAGCTTGTGACGCAACTCAAGGAAATGCTGGACACGATGACCTATGACAAGCTTCTTGAGATGCAGGCAGCAAAGGTCGATAACCTGCAGAAAGTTCTCAGGGCAATACCGATTCCTGTCGGCCGCGCAATCACAATAGGATAACTCATGTCTCGACTTTTCGTCACATCTCGTGAGCTTGACCTCATATCAGACCTCACGAAAGAAGTCACAAAGGATGTGATTGGACAGCGGATCTTCTATTACAGGGTTCGAGAGGACCTGTCAAACACTCACGACGTGTATGCTGAGTCGACAGACAAGATTTTTGATCCGCCTATAGACATCGATACCAGAATTGAGTGGAGTTCTCCAGAAGCAAGGACGAACTCGTACGGCAACGAAGTATACCACACAATAAGTGCGTACTTTCACTACAGAGACATGCTGGACAAGGGAATAGACATTAGGTCAGGTGACGTTCTAAGCTACGGATCAGTGTTCTATGAAATCACATCTGTCATAGCGACAAGCACTATCTTTGGTCAAATAGAACACCTTACCGGTTATAAGGCGACTTGTAAGCAGGCAAGGGATGGTATCATCAACAAGCGTCCTAACGGTCCTCTTGAAGAGAAGTTCATTGAACCAGACGCAGTTCAAGACACATTCACGCAGCAGAGGGGACAGTCGGTCAACTCTGATGGAGAAACGAATGATGTCAGAGATCTTCAAAAGAAGGGAGTCCTTGACGCTCCTATCACTGGTGCGAAGTCAATATCCCGTGATGGAGTGTCTTCATCTTTCTACGGAGATGAATGATGTCAACAAAGTATGAATCAGGAAATCTTCCGACAAAGGGAAGAGAGCCGCAAGGATACGAGAAGGGAGTCACACCTTCTGAAACAAGCATTCCATCGTGCGGTCCTGAGGATGTTGACAGAGCTTTCTTTGAACTGTTCAACACGACTCTTCCTCTGTTCTACAGCACCTCGAAAGAAACCGGTGAAATGAGGAGAATTCCTGTTGTGTTTGCATCCGGTGAAAGGTTTGCACTTTCTGCAAGCAGGAGGCCGCTGCGAGACAAGAATGGAGCTCTCATTCTTCCGATGATTGCAATATCGAGGCAGGGAGTCGGCCTTGAGAACTCCAAAGGCAATGTCATGCTTGACAGGACCGGTGAAATTGTAATCAAGAAGATGATCTCAAAGGAAGACCCGCTGTACCAGGCCTTGGAAGGTGTTGAGGGATTCAAGAACACAGGAGTAACACCGAAGAATCGAACAGGATTTTCGTTTGAAACCGGTCGTGCCCTTGATCCCAATATGAGAAGAGGAATCTACGAGGTCACAGTCATTCCTGGCCCAAAGTACTTTACGGCAAAGTATGAAATCAACATATGGGCACAGTACGTGCAACAGCTCAATGACATCATTCAGGCGTTGCTTGGTTCCTTTCCGCAGCCAGGTGGAAGAACAATCAAAATACCTTCCTCAAAGGGTTACTGGTTTGTTGCATACTTTGCAGAAGAATTCTCGATGGCCTCAAACCTCGATGACTTCACAGATCAAGAGAGGCTTATCAAGGCAACAATCAGCGCAGAAGTGCCGGGGTACCTCGTTGCACCGAACTTCCCAGGCAGTCCAAACGGAATTAGAACTTACACTTCTGCTCCAACAATAACTTTCGACCTGAGTATATCAGGAGTTCCACGAGAGACACCACAGGGTAACGTGATTTCTACCAATGTAGATAACCATATACTCACACAGGTTGAAACCGATGACAACCTGGGACCCACGCAGATGGTCGGAACATCACCTGTGGCGACCAATGAATCGGTGCAAGGATATGGTCGAAATGGTTCGGCCATCGGCGTAAAGAATGAAGTTGCGCCGAATAATTTTAGAAGTCAGACGCAAGAGATTCAATATGAGATTGATCCCGTGACCGGTGAGAGGAAATCAATTCTTGCTAGGGTCACATCACACATTCCAAGAAAGGGTGAAAAGATCCTAATAGCCCTGAACCCAGACAAGCTTTTCAGGTGATTGTTGGTTTGACGGAATTGTGAGTGATATTTACAACTGAGAGCCAATGTGAAGGAGAATCAAGATGGCAGAACAGACTTTCAGATCCCCAGGCTTCTTTGAGCAGGAAATCGAGCTCGTCGCCGGGGCACTTGAGCCAACAGGCACACCAGTGGGAGTCATTGGGACTGCCGAGAAGGGCCCTGCATTCGTGCCTGTCACGGTGCCTGACTTTGCAAGCTTTCAGAATCGATTCGGAGGCACTGACCCCAACCGCCCAGCAACATACGCTGTAAGGGAAGCGCTTCGTCACAAGCAGGCGCTGACATTCATCAGGGTTCTCGGCGCAGGAGCAAACTCAAGCACAGGCGACATTTCCACGACTCGCACAGCGGGAACTGTCAGGAATGCAGGATTCAAGATAACTTCCGCTCCATTCGCCAGCGTTCCAAGGCCCTGGGTTAAGGACGGCGCTGTCACATTCCTCACGGCCAAGCATTACATCTCGGCCTCTGGTGGACCGAGGGAAGAGGTTGGATTTCCGATCTTTACAGACAACCCAAGCTTCAACGTCGCTGAAGGCTCAGCGACTGAGGTCAACCTGGTCAGGGGTGTTATCCTTCCTGCAACTGGGACTCGTATCCTGACTCTTGGTTATGATGAAAACTGGTCACATGACCATGTTGATACTGCATACCTTGGACCAGCAAGCAACACAGCAGGCCTTGCAAACAGGTTCAAGCTTGTCATCTCATCATCCGCAGGAATTGCCTATGCAAACGATGAGGGCAGGCCAGGTCTTAGAATTCTTACGGCTTCTCTCAACCCAGTCGACACGAACTACATCTCGAAGATCCTCAATACAGATCCTGACCTGTTTGGAACCGAGAAGCACCTTCTTTACCTCGATTTCCCGATTGAGGACGAGATAGCACCTGTTCAGGTTGGTGCAACAGGTGATAGAACGGTAGGCGCTTTCATTGGAAACTCTACATGGATCGACACCTTTGGAAGGTTTGACACAAGGTTCACGACACCAAAGACCACGCCGATCATATCACAGCCATTCGGTGGTCAGGAATATGACCTCTTCCACTTCGAGACAATCTCGGACGGTGAGTACTCAAATTCACAGTTCAAGGTCTCGATTGCAAACATTCAGGCAAGCACTGATGACTCACGTCCATATGGTACATTTGATGTTGTCCTTCGCAGGTTCTCAGACACTGACATAGAGCCCCAGTTCATTGAGCAGTATGCACGATGCACACTTGACCCGACCGCTGACAACTACGTTGCCAAGATGATCGGTGACAAGAAGGTCTATTACAACTTTGACACTGATGAGAACGATGAGCGCCGCCTGGTGATCTCAGGAAGGTTCCCAAACAGGAGCATCAACTTCAGGATTGTGATGAATCCTGCAGTAGAGAATCGTCAGGTTCCTCCTACGGCCCTTCCATTCGGATTCAGAGGAATTCCGGTCCTAAAGACCAATGACTCCTTGAATGACGGATCATCGACGCTCACATTCGCTGGACAGACTTTCGGTGGTTCAGTTCGCCTCTCAGGAAGCGCAGGCGGTGGTGTTGAGAACAGCCTCACAGGTTCAATCCTTCCTCCTCTTCCCTTCAGGTTCAAGGTCACCAGGGGTGAGCTCGGACAGTCAGATCCTAATGTCGGCGCACCTGGTCCCAATGAGAGGGTTGACAGCAGATTCTACTGGGGAGTCACCACCATCCAGATTCCGAACTCGGGCTCACAGGACAACGCGATCCTGAATCCGAACGGAGGAACTCTTGAGAACAAGCTCATAAGGAACTACACTAAGTTCCAAGGAATCCTCCAGAAGGATGTCCTTGTTACTGGTTCTGCAGCCGACACCTTCAACGCAAATAAGTTCACTCTTGCAAGGGTTGCTCTTGCGAATGAGACACTTACATTCGTGACAGGAACCTCAGACGTTCACATGCGTGAGGCTGCATACATCCGCAACGGAATTCCGAATGGCAATGACTACCGGGTTTCAGTCGGCGGAACAAACCGAGTGACACTGGCCACCTTGGTTGCATCTTCATCGATCATCTTCAACAGGTTCACACCCTTCAACAAGTTCACGACTGTATTCTACGGTGGCTTCGATGGACTCAACATCCTCGACAGAGACAATAGGAACATGACTGACAGGGCAGCTTCTGTTGAGAGTTCAACCAGTGCAATAGGTTCCGGACTTGCTGCTGGTGCAGTTGAGACTGGTTTGAAGGCAAATGCCGCTGGCATTGGAACCTCTAACAACATCATCGCTGCCTACCGAGCAGGTGTTGACATCATGACAAATGAGTTCAGCACCAACGTCAACGTGATGGCAATCCCAGGAATCAGGGACACTCTTGTGACCAACTACGCAGGAAATGCCGCAAAGGATAATTCGTACATCATGTACATCCGCGACATTCCTTCGTATGACGACTCATCAAGCAGACTCTGGATTGACTCAACGGTTCGCACAAATGTAAGGAACACGTCTGAGACATTCACTGGCCAGGGGGTTGATAACAACTACGTTGCATCCTACTTCCCAGACGTATTCGTTCAGGATGATGTCATTGGAAGAAGGGTCAAGGTACCTGCATCGGTTGCCGCACTTGGAGCAATATCCTTCAATGACAAGGTTTCCTACCCCTGGTTTGCACCGGCAGGTTTCAACAGGGCAGCCCTTGACTTCGTCAACAATGTCTCAGTGAGATTGAATCAGTCTGACAGAGACACACTGTACGACGCAAGGATCAACCCAATCGCAACCTTCCCACAAGGAGGTTTCGTAATCTTCGGCCAGAAGACCCTACAGCTTGCAACTACAGCACTCAATAGAGTGAATGTTCGCAGGCTTCTTCTCGAGGTCAAGAGGGTGGTTCGCTCCATCGCAAATTCACTCATCTTTGAGCAGAACAATTCCGTGACAAGGGCGCGGTTTGTTTCAGGAGTCTCACCACAGCTTGCACTGATTCAGGCACAGGCCGGTATTGAAAGGTTCAGGGTTGTGTGCGATGCAACAAACAATACGGACGCTGATGTCGAGGCGAATCGCATGAACGGAAGAATCGTGATAGTTCCAACCAAGACGGTTGAATTTATTGCGATCGATTTCGTGATAACGCCCGCAGGCGTCCAGTTCCCGTAATAGATAACTGAGAATGGAGTCAACCTAATGGCTGAAACAACGTCACTAAGCCCTGGAGTATCAACCAGAGAGATTGATCTCTCGGCACCAGCAGTCGCAGCTCCAAGCGGCGTGCCTGCTGGCGTAATTGGAACATCTCTTCGTGGACCCGCATTTGTACCCGTTCTTGTTGGGTCATTCCAGAGTTTTGCTTCTACTTTCGGCTCGACCGACGGAGAGAAGTTTGGTCCTCTTGCAATGGCGCAGTGGCTCTCAACCCAGAGAGCCGGCGTCTATGTCAAGGTTCTTGGAATTGGTGACGGCAAGAAGAGGACGAATTCTGGCCTGAACACTGGAAAGGTGAACAATGCAGGATTCGTTGTGGGCTCGCAGCTTCCACAGTCGAATGGAAACCTTGGAGCAAATCCCTACACCGTAGCTGAGAGCGTTCACACAGGAGGCACATACTTCCTTGGAGCTTTCATGTCCGAGAGTGCAGGTTCAACTGTGTTCTCGAGTGCAGGAATGCAAACAAGCAAGGTGCCAGTCCCCATAGTCAGGGGAATCATAATGGCACCGACAGGCGTTGCACTTTCTCTTTCAAGCTCCAACGGTGTCAACAACAACCTTGCATCAGTGACTCCATCACCTGCTATCATCGGACACGTAACGGGAACCGTCAACGTGGCTGGCGGAACTCAGACATTCGTTCTGTTCCTCTCAGGTCACAAGTCAACAGCAGCATACAACAACTTCATCACAGCAAGCTTTGATCCAACTGCAAACAACTACTTTGCCAGTGTCTTCAACACTGATCCAAAGCTTATTGAGCAGGCTGGTCACTATCTGTATGCTTCATACGACTTCCACCCATCGATTGCCAGGGTCACAGGTTCAGACCTTCCCATTCCCGGCCAGGTGGGCCCAAATGGAATCGGCCTTGAAGAGGCTGTCATTCTAGCGAAGAGCGTGACTCACAACAGTGGAACAACCGTCGTTCCTAACTTCGATAACTTCGAGGACAGGTTTAAGACAGCATTCACTCCGTTCATCACCTCACAGAAATTTGGAGGAACTGTCTACAACCTCTTTAGGGTTCACTGTAGGGACGACGGCGCCTATGCAAACACCAAGGTCAAGGTCAGCATATCTGACATCACACCTTCCACCGATCCAACATCTGAGTACGGAACATTCACTCTTAGCGTCAGGGAATTCAGTGACACTGATGCGAACAAGGTTGTCCTTGAGAGCTTCAACAGGTTGTCTCTCAATCCTGTAGACACAAGGTACATTGGAAAGATAATCGGAGACCTCAACACATTCTACGACTTCGATCGTACTGAAGGTGCACAGAAGCTCACAATAGAGGGCAACTACCCGAACCTTTCGAATTACATCCGTGTTGAGATTGATGACAACGTTTCAAATCAGGAAGTTCCTGCATCCTCACTTCCTGTCGGATTCAGAGGATACTACCACCTGGTCACATCAGGAAGCTCTCTCACATCAGCAGTCGCAACAAACGCTGCTGACGGACTGATTCAGCCCCCTGCACCGTACAGGTTGAACATCACGACCGGAACAGGAAATTCAAAGACAATCCTGTCGTCACTCCACTGGGGATTCCAGACTGAGCCTGTGGAATCTGCTGCCGAGGTAAACAACGGCACAGGAATCTCAGACACAGCCATCGCAATGACGAAATACTTCCCCAACTTCCACACTGACTTCCAGAATCCTTGGGTTGGAAACAATGAGGGAACTCTTGATGCCAATGGAACCGTTTATGACGCTGACCGCTTCACAAAGAATAGGTTCACGCTTGAAAACGTCCAGGTCATCCAGAACTCCAACACACTCCTTCCTGATGTGAACCTTTGGACCAGCGCATCCTACAAGAGAACAGGTGTTGCTGATGCTGGCTACAGGCTTGTTGATGTCGCAAAGGGAGACTTTGGAGACCTGAAGGCAAGGTCTTACCTGAAGTTCACTACAATAGTTCAGGGCGGCTTCGACGGAGTCAACATCTTCGACAGGGAGAAGTCTGCGCTCTCCACAGTGGCCGTGAAGAGGGAGATGGATTATGCCACGACCCAGTTCGGTCCTGCAGGTCCCACTGTGGCTGCATACCGTAAGGCGATTGACATCCTTGCCGAGAAGTCAGACGTTGACCTCCAGCTGCTTGCAATTCCTGGAATCAGGAATCCTGGCGTTGTTGATTACGCAATCGATGCTGTAGAGGGCAGATTCGACGCTCTTTACATCGCCGACATTGAGGAAAGGGATGTTGATGACCTTGTCGTGACAGGAAGCAATTCGGTCCCAAGCGTCTCACTCACTGCCAACGCTCTGAGAAACAGGAGACTTGACTCATCGTTCGCAGCTGTGTACTACCCAGACGTTGTGATGACTGATCCCAATAGCAGGACAAACGTTGTGGTTCCTCCGTCGGTTGCGGTCCTCGGTGCATTCGGACTCAACGATTCTCTTGCATACCCATGGTACGCTCCTGCAGGATTCACACGCGGCGCACTCTCATCAGTGTCCGAGATTCAGGTGAAGCTGAGCCGTGAGAACATGGACACACTCTACGTAAACAGCATCAACCCAATTGTTGCATTCCCGGGTGAGTCAGGTCCTCTTGTCTATGGACAGAAGACACTCCTCGCAAGGGCATCTGCACTCGACCGAGTCAACGTCAGGCGCCTTCTGATCGAAATCCGTCGCAGGGTGCGTAATGTAGCAAACCTCATCCTGTTTGAGCCGAACAGGGAGTCAACCCTCGCAAGGTTCACTTCTCTGGTCGACCCAATCCTGAAGCAGATTCAGGCACAGCAGGGTGTAGAGAGGTTCAAGGTGAAGATCGACACCTCGACCACAACACAGGCCGATGTTGAGAACAATACAATTCGTGGACAGATCTACCTCCAGCCGACCAGGTCACTAGAGTTCATCAACCTCGACTTTGTTGTAACCAACCAAGGCGCACAGATCTGAAAACCTTTGAGATGAATACATAGGGAACAAGGAGTAAAGAAATGGCCGAAACACTATCAGTCACTGATATGTTGCCCAATAGGTTCGAGCCCAAGCGCAAGTTTAGATGGGTTCTAGCCATTGAGGGAATTGACTCATTCCTGGTGAAGACAACCGCCAGGCCACAGATGGACATCTCCTCACAGGAGATCCACTGGATCAACACAGTCCGTTACGTTGCAGGCAAGGCGAAGTTCAGCACAATGAACGTCACCCTCTACGACCCCATCGCACCATCAGGCGCGCAGCAGGTTATGGAATGGGTTCGTACTCACTACGAGTCAGTATCAGGCCGCGCAGGCTATGCTGACTTCTACAAGCGTGACATTCAGCTGAAGATGCTTGATCCTGTCGGAACAGTTGTCGAGCTTTGGGACATCAAGGGCGCCCAGATTACATCAGCTCAGTTCAACGACCTTGACTACTCTGCTGAGGATCCTACTGAGATCGCTCTGACGCTGCAGTTCGATAACTGCGTCCTCCAGTACTGAAAGGTTTCGGTTCCCTATGGCCGGAGGGGCTTCGTCCCCTCCGGCTTCTTTTTTGTTTACTTCTAGCCAGTTCTATGACAATTGATCAACAGACAAGTTTAGGAGGAAAGATTGTCTAGCGACAGAAGTCAGGTATTCGGTTCATCAAACCTTGGTGGCTCTCCGCCTCCGGGAGTTCAGGTTCGTGACGTAATGAAGGATGACTTCGGTTTCGAGGTGCCACTTGAGAGCGTGCCCCTCCCATCACAGGGTGTTGTCTATCCTGAGTCAAGTCCCCTTCACAAGGCACACACACTCGATATTCGAGCAATGACAGCTCGCGAGGAGGACATTCTCACGTCACGTGCCCTCATCAAGAAAGGCACGGTCATCACACACCTCCTACAGTCCTGCATCGTTGATAGAAGGGTCAATGTGAGCGAAATGTTGACCGGTGACAGGAACGCAGTGATGGTTGCCCTAAGAATCACAGGTTATGGATCTGATTACGTTGCCGAGGCAGAGTGTCCAACTTGTAACACAAAGTCAAAGCAGACCTTCGATCTCTCCTCACTACCTGTCAAGCCACTTGAGATTGATCCGGTTTCTCTCGGTGAGAATGTGTTTGAGTTCTTGCTTCCTGTCACCAAGAAGGTAGTAAAGTTCAAGTTCCTTACTGGAGTCGATGAGGAAGAGATCATGCAGATTCAGGAGAGGAAGAAGAAGACAGGGTCTCTGTCTGACTCTCTGGTGACCACCAGGCTTCAGTTTGCCGTGGTTTCGGTTGATGGTAAGACGGATAAGGCTCTGATCTCAAACTTCATCAGGAACATGCCTGCAAGGGACTCACTTGCACTCAGGAACTTCATTGATAAGAATGAGCCGGGTGTTGACATGAAGGTCTTCATGGACTGTCCTTCTTGCTCCGAGTCTACGGAGATAAGGATGCCCATGGGTGCCGGCTTCTTTTGGCCTGGAACCGAGTGATCGAACAATCCACCTTGAGCACACATTCCTCCTAATGTACTACATGGGATTTACGTACGTTGAAGCGTACAATATTCCCATACAGTACAGGATCTGGTTCATCAACCGGGTCCAGGAGGAGCTCAAGAAGGCGAATGAAAAGGGAGACGGTCAGTCTCGAGCTGCCCATGACAATAGCGCCGAAGCGCGTTCAATGATGGGAAGGGCTCGAGCTCAAGTCCCATCTAAGCTCAGGAGATTCACATAAGACTTTCCGAGGTGATAGTTATCGACATGGACAGAAAGCTTCGTTCAAACCTCGCAAACTACATCCTCGGAAACACCCAGGAACTTCAAGTTGTTGGCAATCCATTACTATTGGCAACACTATACGAAGTGACTCAGGCATCACGTGAGTTACTGGAATGCCTACGCAGGGAATCATCTGAGACTGAAATTGCAAACGCAATTCAGAAAAAGAAGGATGCATCCACACGTTGGAAGAAGTTCACAGGTGACACTTGGAGCCTGTGACTTTTTGCTGCAAAACTAATTAATTGTAACGCGGCAAGGAATCATGCCTCCTCCATCCGACCCATCGTCTGCTAGCGTAAGAGAGACAAACGACCTTCTTGCACAGCAGTCTGCGCTGTGGACCGAGATAGCATCTTCGACCAGGACTATGGCAGATGCTCTGAATCGTGTGTCCAAGAACATGAACACTGCCACTGAGCAGGCTGGTCAGATGAAGAGGTCCATGGCTGCCTCTGCTGAGCAGTCAGTGAATGGAACACGTGACATTGCTGCTCAAAATGACATTGCTGCTCAAAAGGCTGTCAATAACAACAGCAAAATTCAAAAGAGCGTAAGAAACCTCGTCTCAGAGTTCGACGAGGCCGGAACTGCTCTTGAGAGGTTTGCCAGGGAACTGGAGTTCCAGGAAGCGTCATTTGGCATATTTGAGATAACAGACGCCCTCAATATGGCGTCGAATGCTGCTCGGCAGGCAGGTGAGAACGTATCAGGTGCATTCACGGCTGCGAATGCGAGGGTCGCCTCACTCATAAGTGGCGTCGGAACACTTGTAGGCGGACTTTTCAATATTGGAAAGGCAGTGCTTGCAATACCCTTCCAACTATTGGGACTTGCAGCAGAGGAAGGAAACAAGCTTCTTTCAGCCAAGAGTAGTGGAGGAGGCGGAGGTGACAATTCCTTCGCACTTGCACTAGAGGAAGTCAGGGATAAGCTCGGTGACATTGCGACAGGAGAAGGAAAACTTGTTGTCGACATGTACAATCAAATCGAGTCCGAGCAAAAGAACCTTGCCGGAACCGGTCTCACTCTTGCCGGTGTGTTTGGCAAACAGGCAGATGCCCTCAAGGCAATGCAGGAGATGTATGAGGGGCTTGGCCCCATGGTGTACGTCTTTGGTGATGAGCTCAAGACGTCAGCAACTAAGCTCACAATATTCCAGAAAGGACTCGGTCTCTCAAACGAGGAAATGCAGTCCTTTGCACAGGAGGCATACGCATCCGGCAAGAGCCTCACTGAAGTCCTTGAAGACACGGCAAGGATGTCTGAGACTCTCGGCAAGAAGTTTGGGATCAGTTCAAAGCTGATAAGCAAAGACCTTGCATACATGAGCGCGAACTACACAAAGTTCGGAAACATGAGCAGCAAGGCGATGGGCGCAGTCTCAGTCTACGTTAGGAAACTCGGTCTCGAGATGAAGGCTCTTGAGGGAGTCATGGGCGTCTTTGACGACTTTGAGTCAGGAGCGCAGGCCTCGGCAAAGTTGTCACAGGCATTCGGAATCCAGATCGACTCAATGAAGATGATGAAGACGCAGAATCCTGCTGAGCAGATTGATATGCTGCGTGATGCCTTCGCAAAGAGTGGAAAGTCGCTTGACGGCCTGAGCAGACAGCAGATCAATTACCTTGCACAGACTACAGGTCTCGGTGACAACCTCAAGCAGGCACTGGGACAGGCCGGCAAGGGAATGAAGCTTGGAGATGCTGAATCAGCTGCAGCAGATGCCGCATCTGAGACCAACCGCCAGCTAATGACTCAGTCAAAGCTGCTGCAGGCTCTCGCTACTAACATCAAGAAGCTTCCAGGTGAGAGTGGTGGCGGCGGAGGCGCCAACGAAGCGAAGAAGGAGTTCACATCTTTCATAGATGCATTCACCAGCGGATTCAAGAAGGCAATATCAGAATCCAAGGCCATGAAGAAGATGTCAGAGAACATTGCGCTTGCAATGCAAAAGTTCTACGACATCGGCGTAAAGGTAGGCGATTTCTTCCTCAAGACCTTTCCGGAGATCGAACAGATCTTTGGAGGGATAGCAGACATATTCGACCCGGCCAAGTTTGAGCTGCAGGGAAACAAGCTCGTAGAGATATTCCAGAACCTCTTCAAGGACCTGAAGAATCCTGCTACTGCCGAGAAGGCCTTCTCAAAGTTCTTTGATTCTTTCATAGACTGGTTCAAGGGCATGTTCAACAATCCGGCGGCAACCAGCGGAATAATGTCTGCAGTTGAAACACTCGTCGGTTACATGGGAAATGCCCTGGTCGGTGCGACAAGCTTCCTGATGGAGAAACTCACTGAGGTCCTCAATGCCCTTGCCGACTTCATATCAGGCGACTCAACAAACACACTCATATCTGATGCTACTGAGACTGGCATTGGCGCTGCGTTCAAGAATGCCTTCATAAAGCTCGGTGAGGTGATTGAGAAGAACTGGCCCAAGCTCAAGGAGGCCCTGGTCCGCCTGCTGGAACTTGCATTTGAGGCAATAAAGCCATACCTCTACAAGGCGATGGCGATCTACTTTGGAATGATCTTCATCCAGGGAATTGTCCTTGGAATTGCATCAGCAATGGCATCCGCCGCTGTTACAGCTGGCATGGAAAAGCTGATGCAATTTATGGACCTGAAGATGCGCCGCGGTCTCCTGAATGTCTTCAAGAAGAACACGCAGGCTGCGGCGGCCGGATCTGTCCCAACTGCGCCCTCACCGCAGGCAGGAATCGCAGCACAGGCACAAAAAGTTGAAGGCACGACAGCTGCCGCCGCCGGTCCGGTCGCACCCACAAAGTCCCTTCTTGAGAGGCTCATTGATCTCAAACCAGATGATATCAAGAAAGCAGGTCAGAACCTCTGGGCAATCGTCAGGCATTTGATTCCTCCTCTCATTGGATTCCTTGCTGCTTTGTTTGTTGTTGGGAAGGTAATCCTCACTGTTGGCATTGCACCCATCATCGTTGGTTTGCTCGCTCTCGGAGGAGCGATACTTGCGATTGCTGGAATCTCAATGGTTGCGAATACACTTCCAACCAAGGGCCAGTCATTAAAAACTGCTGAAAAAATCAAAGGAACTTATCCTATCCTCACGGCTGCCGCAGGATTGATGGCAATCATGGCAGGCATTGGTGCAATTCTTGCACTTGTCCCAGGAGGTGTTGCAGCCGTAGCCCTTGGTCTTGGGATGGTTGTCGCAACAGTTCTTGGAATAACAGCGATATCCTACGCAGCAGGATTTTTGCCGACCCCGGCAAAGGGAATGAAGTCTGCGATGTCGTTGGGAATCACAGGCTTAGCGATCCTTACTGCATCTTCTATTCTAATGGCTGCGATGGGCGGATTGGTTATCCTCTTTGAGAGCTTTGGTCTTGATCCAATGAAGATCACACTGTTATCACTTGCAATGCTTGTGACTATTGGGTCACTCATGGCAATTGCAGGGCTGGGTTATCTACTCTCGACAGTCGTAACTCCGGCAATAGCAGGACAGATTGCAATAGGGCTCATGGTCGGATCAGTCGTAATACTGGCCGCCCTTGCTGTTCTTGCTCTTGGCTTGAAGGCATTTATGGCAATTGCGCCGACACCTGAGGAGGCATGGAAAGGAGCTTCCACCATAGGCGCAATGACACTGATAATAGCTGCAATGGCAGCGATGGTTGCACTTGCTCTTGGTATTGGATTCCTACTCGTAAATCCAGCGACTCTTTACATGATTGGAGCAGGAATTATAGGCCTGGCCACGATGATGATTGGTGTCATTCCAATCATGGCGAACATGCTTGAAGAGATAAACAAGGCGCCTTTCGACCCAGGAACAACTTTCAAGAAAGTCCAGGTCCTTGAGAAGGTGTTCGGCCTACTTGATCCTCTCTTTGAGATAGTCAAGATGACAATTGCAAGGTCAGACGGCTGGTTCACGACAGATGAAGAGGATGCTCAGACACTCAAGACTCAGCTGGACTCAATTGCAGGATTCTTCCAAACTATCCTGTTCTCCCTTGCTGTGTCAATCAGGACAATATTCGATGCAGCTTCTCGAATTCCATCGTACACAGAGTCAGACTTTAAGAGGGCCGAGCTTGTTGCCGCCATGCTTGACCCGATCTCAAACCTCATCACATCGCTCACATCAGGCATCAGTTCGTTCTCTGGTTCAGCTGAGGAAAGATCCAGCCTTGGGGTCACGACAAAGGTTGGAGTCACGGCTGCCAGTCAACTTGACGCACTCAAGGACTTCCTGCTGGGACCAAACAAGAACGGCATATTCTATGCTGTAATCGACACTCTGCCGCTCATCATGGAAACAATAGACAAGATGACAGCAGCGATGTCAGAGAAGCAGATCAAGTCCATGTCAGCAAAGGCAGAGATGGTTGGTAAGATGGTAGGAGCGATAGGTGATCTTGCCGGTGCCTTCGGATCAATAGCCCAAGCTGCCGCTGCTCTAGGCAAGACGACGCAGAAGGGAGAATCAGGAAAGGCAAACTTTGCAATGCTCACAGGAGCTACGCTGGAGTCCTCCAAGTACGAAAACACGTTTGTTGACATGGACAAGGTCATCACATTCATGGGAGAAGGCGGTCCGTTTCAGATAGTGTTCGACAAATTGAAGAACATGTTGCCGGGTCTCATGGAAAAGTTCAATGAGATCAACATAACAGGTGACCCGAAAACGGTGAAGGACAAGGCTGAAGGTGTGGGTGCAGCGATCTCAACAATCGTCACAGCAATTCAGAACATGCTGGCCCTGTTCCCAGAGGGTGATGACTTTGTCAAGTTGAAGGCAGACTTCCTGATTAAGTCGAATGCTGTGAAGAAAGTGATCGAAGAGCTCCTACCAGTCGTGAAGGGGATGGCCGACATGTTCCTCAGCATATCGATACCAGGAACAGCCGAAGAAATCAAGCAGCGTGTTACGAATGTTGGAAGCGTCATGACAATGATATGGGAGCAGGTCACACGGCTCACCGGAGTCATGAACTCGATAACCGAGACCACAAAGGGAATAGGAGAGGCTGCCGTTACAGAGGCGAACACAGCATCATTTGAGTCGAAGGCCGGCGCCGTGACCAGAGTGATTAATGTTCTCAGCGGTGCAATCGTACAAATTGTCAGTGCTTTCAACATGATCCCCTCACCGACTGCTACCGTCGGGACGATTGAGGAAAAGATAACAGCAATTGAGAATGTGACGACATCAATGATGATTGGTGTTGAGAGGCTCCTCAACGCATTCACAACGTCTTTCTTTGAGAGGTCTTTGGAGAGTCGAGCAAGCGAACTGATGAACATGAGGGGTACTGTAGGAAATTACATCAATGCAGCGGCTGCAAACCTGAACATAGTCCTAACGGCATTCAACAGCCTTCCAACGTTCACCACTGAAAAGTTTGCTGGGATTGAGGCTGGATTCCAAGCACTTTCTAACTTGGGCCTGTACCTTGATGGAATTCAGGGTTCCATCGACACGATGCGTGAGATCTCCAGTGACAGTTACACTGAATTGATCCTGAAAACTGTTGATCAAATCAACATGATTGATGAGCAGCTCGCTGGCATTGAGAACATCAATATGAATGCCAGGATTGAAAAGATAGGAAAGCTCCTCGCAATCTCACCTGAAAAGCTCACTATCGATAACAAGCCAATCAATATCAACGTGCAGATCAACCTGACCATGGATGCTGCCGACCTCTCATTGGTGCTGGGTCAGGTAAAGACAAGGCAGGAACAGTCAGCCCCGCCAGGAACTCCTGGCGTTGGACCGAAGCAAACAGGTCCACGCCCAATGTGATAATTCTGTGACAATGTGGAGATGAGTCAATGAGAAATCCAAACGTTATTAATGAGATTATGAACAATCCGATTGTCAAGGCGATGCTGGAGCAGGCATCTCCGGAAGAAAAAGAAGAGGGCATGAGAATGATAAAGGAAGTTTCTACTACAATTCAGGGAAAGATATCGACCATGATGCCTGCACTTGACAGCATGAATCCGACTCAATTGGAGAAGCTTCTTAGGGAACAGACCTAACAGAAAAGTCAGGTCCACCTACATATTAACATGTCAATCAAGAACAACGATCCGAATGTGGACGCCGCCCTCTTCGTGCCCCAGGCAAACGAGAACGGACTCGACCTGAGCAAGCAAAACAGGATCACACTGGGCAAGTACCTGAGCGAGAGGACCAAAGGGAAGCAGTCTGATGACAAGATATTCCCATCGAGAAAAGCTCAGTACAACCCACCGAGATCGAATGCATTTCCAATCTCTGAGACTTCTGATGACTTGATCCTCAATCGAGATGTCCTGTCACAGATTTCTTCGGATCAGGAATCTTTTGTAACCGAAAATGACAGCGCTTACAAGGAGTGGAGCACAAAGGGCGGACCTGTAAGCCGGGATAAAATCATACGTGATGATACGTCAGATATCGAAAGGCATCGTGTCCTGAATTCAGTAATAGGTGGCCACAGGGCAGATGAGATTTTGAAACTTGACCAAGATCCAATAGAAGATCCTACATCAGCTGTTGCGGGGACAATCAACTCTTTACGAAGTTCTGAGACATCAAAGAGACTGAAAAGCGGTATCAGTTCCGTTTTAAGAGACAATATCTACACAAGGGATTCTTTCTTTACAGCAGGCAAGGTAAGTAAAAATTTTGAAGGTGATGACTTCACATCATCACTTGAAAAGATAGCTGAGATGAAGAAGGCCGCCGAGGACGCCCTGTTCTACTCGGCAGGCAAGAACACTGTAGGTCACCAGATAAATTTCGCGCCTGCTAATGTTCGAATTGGTGTAGATGGCATGCGTGTTCGCGAGGGAAAGGGTTCTATCGACCTTGTTGGTGACATAGAAAATGGAGTTGACGTTGATGGAAGCACATTCATTCCGTCGCATCTCATCAATCAGAACCAAGCAAGCCTAAAGGTAGATGATGGTCTCGGAACTACAGGAGGCATCTACACAGGGCTTTCCTACGGAAATAAGAACAGTGTAGACTCACCGTTTGGAAACCTGTTCAAGTCAGGAACTACGATACTCTCAGCGCTTGCTGCATTGCTTGCAATCATATTGGCAGTGCTTGTTTGGTCTGCTGTTGTAGCTCTCATAATTCAGAAGCTTGATAGACCTGATTACAGGACAGGCAGGTTGGCACCAGGATCAGAGAGAGACACTACATTTGGAGAAGACCTCCTTGGAATGGTCTTCGGCACAAAGAAGCCGTACAATGTGTCAACATTAGCAGCTGCATTTCAGGGAACATATCTCTTCCTTGGAATATCGACAAGTGGCGCAGATACAGGCACGATTGTTGGAAAAGCTCTGCTGAACTTTGCAATGAGTCCTGACTACTACGTTATGGTGTCAAGGTCAGTTCTCACAGGTCTTTATTCTTTCATCAACTCTTTCTCTGCCGGAGGAGGTGGAGTTGCAGGGGCGATGGCAATCCTTGGAGCTATCAGAACAAACAGGTTAGTCACATTTGTCAACAGGATCATAGATGTTGGGTCCGTGACTCTTCGCGGTGTCGACATAACAGAAGAAACTCTTGAGAAGCCACCTTCCAATCCTAATGATCTTGCGCAATATAGAGACAGTGCAATCAGAAGGGTGTCGAGGTCTAGAGAGACTGGCAATAAACTGTCTTGGAGATCTTCATCGACTGCTATGAAACTATTGATGCCTGGATCTATGATTCGAGGCGCAGCATTGCTTTATTCTGATGAAAAGAATCTTCAAAAAATTTGGGTTGACAGGATTGCAGGAAGAGTTCCACTTGCAGGAAGTGGCGGAAAATCAGTAACAGATGATGGCTACTTCGATCAAGAAAGCATAAAAGAGGTTGAGAAGGCTCTTGATGCTGAGTATGTTCCTTTCTACTTCCGAGATCTACGCACAAACGAGATCATTTCTTTTCATGCGTTCCTTGAGGACTTGTCAGACTCTTTTACTGCAAACTACACAGCAGCAGAAGGATTCGGACGGCAGGATCCGGTTCAGATGTACAAAAACACTACAAGATCTATCGGTTTCTCATTTTATGTTGTGAGCACGAGTCCGAAAGATCATGATGTTATGTGGTACAAAATCAACAAACTTGTGACTATGCTGTACCCACAGTATACTGATGGGAAGCTTGCATCGAACGTAGACAACAAGAATCAATTTGAGGTCCCGTTCTCGCAGGTCTACGGATCATCTCCTTTGATAAGGCTCAGAGTTGGTGACGTGATTGCAAGCAATTACAGCAGGTTTGGACTTGCAAGACTTTTTGGATTGGGAAAGAAAGACAGAACCTTTCACATTACAAAGGATGAAGATTCTGCAGAGCCACAAATTGCGAATGATCAATTTGAAAAAGTTAAGAAATCTTTAACTGACGGTGGAGAAGTAAACAGTGCATACTTTGAAAGGATAAAAGACAGCTCAACTGACGGCTCACCGAAACTGTCGTCTGATATGAACCCTTTCTCTGGAGCAGTTGCAGGAAGAATCATTCGTGGTGGTGTTTATGTTGGCTTTAAAGACAAGCCAAGCAGTATTCTAAAGCCAACATACAGGGTTCACCTTCGACCGAACACACAGGTCAAATTCTTAAAAATTGATGAAACTTTTGAATCAAATCATCTCACACTTCTTGGAAGCGCTTCTGGGCGCAAGAACGTTGCATTCTGCGAACTTGTAACACCTGTGAATCCAAGTGCATCACAGGCAGCTGATCCATCACCACCTAAAGGTGCAGATGCTTCAAAAGAAAAAGAACCAGATCAGGTGAAATATGTTGCTGTTCCATGGGAGCTTCTTGAAACGAATGTAGATATCGAGAATGATGGCTCTGAACTAATTCCGGTGATTTTCCTGCCATCAACAGAAAAATCGCCACCAGCCCCGGATGCTGGTAAAATAAAAAATATCGGTGACTTCTTCAGCAACAATAATGCAATAGTTCGATCCTTCGAGTCTTCAATGGGATACGGGCTAGCAGGAGTTCTCACATCCATGGCAATGGACTGGAATGAATCCACCTGGGAGACTGACCGCCTCGGCTCCAAGGCACCCATCTTCCTTAAGATAACCATGCAGTTTGCACCTATCCACGACCTACCGATGGGTCTTGACTCCCAGGGTGCAATGGTCGCCCCGGCTTACCCTGTTGGTGACCTCACTCGAGGATCACATGGAATCTCAAGGGTGAAACAAGACGGAACTTATGAAACCACCTTGGGAGAGAGCAAGCCTGCTGGAGGTGAAAATCCAAAGAACACAGTTACAGCACCATATAAGAAGAACTTCATATGAGAAGATACAGCAATTCACTTACCATTATGGGTGGGAAGTCCCTTGACTCCAGAAGTATGGCGACTACAGTTAGAAACCTTGTAGCATCAGGGCAGCTTTCTACAACAATAATAACTCTCAAAGAAGGAGAGAGGCTCGACCAGATTGCTGGAAAATACTACGGTGACTCTACTCTTTGGTGGGTTATTGCAGCAGCAAGTGGAATCGGGTGGGGATTGCAATGCCCACCTGGAACTGTTGTCGCCATTCCTGACAAGTCGCAGATGGAGAAGTTGTAATGGCTGAAAGCTCATTCATTACAAAGGAAGATTACGACAAAAACCTTGAATCGCTGCTAAAATACACAGGCAACTATTCAAATGTCGAACTCGCAATGTTGCAGTATGCAGGAGAAGTTGCTCAGGTCCAGGAAGCTTTGGGAGATGCACCTGACCTGTCATCAATAGCAACCTCTGCACCTGTGTCAAAGATTGCAAAAGAAATCATGTCTCTCACTCCAAGGAATGAATACCAAGGATTGACCGGCAGGTACACGAAAGAGATTGTAGACAGCCTTGTTGCCCTTATGTCAAATGCTGAGACCACTAAGTCTACAGGTGAAGAGCTCAGAAACGCCATAAGAATAACGATGCTTCATCCATACTCAGGTGACAAGGATAAACTAAAATACCTGATGAATGGTTCCACGACTCACTTCAAGGAAGGTGAACCTTCATTCTATGACCTTGTGAATTCAGTTCCAATGAAGTGTCATTCGACGCCTAGATTCATGAAAGCTGATTCGATCTCAGGGATTCCATCAATTGGAACAGGAGTGTCTTGCAGCGTCATAGAGATCCTGAAACCTGGCTTTGGTCCAACTTCACGTGACACCAAGGAGGTTGCAGCATTCACATCAATTGCTACATCACTTGAACTGTCCAGATGCATTCCATACTTCAAGATGGACGTTGTTCCTCCCAAGTTTGTCTTTGGAGATGATGAGGAAGATAAAGAAAAGAAGGGATCAACGATAGAAACACCTCCCTATTTCAATATCATCGGCTTCCTCAAAGGAGACAAGAAGGAAGTCCTTACAAACCTAAAGTCTCTCAAGTATGGGGCAGACGAAGGAATTTCTCTGTCTACCGGTTTTGATTCTACAAAGCCTGACGGAAAGAATGCCGTGAGGCTCTCAATGGGCGGCGGCGGAATGGAACTGTTCACGACCCCTCAGACAATGATGACTGAGAGGTCAAACCTCCAGAATTTTACGACTCCTGTGCTTGACAGGACAAGACCGTTCATGACTGTCACGAATGCAAAGATTACAACAAACATTGCATGCGGATGGAACGTCTACAAGAGCGCAACTCTCGAAATCGTCCTCCACGACAGGTCAAGAATGAATCTAATCGCACCCCTATTGAGGCCGGAGATCTTTGCCGGCACAGACAAGACCACTTTCTACCTTGAGTACGGATGGTCGCATCCAGATGGCAAGAAGACAACATCAGGAAGGGGTTTCGTCAATCCAATTGGTGCATTTCTCAACAGCATGCGAGTAAGAGAAGCATACGAGGCATACAACGTAAGCTACAACTTTGCAGACTCAGGACAGGTGAATATCAGTCTACAGCTTGTATCCAAGAGTCAGGTCGGGCTGTTTGCACTTGACACATCGATCACTGAAGTTCAAGAGAGCGTGCGGATTGTAGAAGAGCTTGTGAAGAAGATCAACAAGCAATTCAATGACATTGAATCAAGCGGGACTGATACATCCACCCTGAAGACGGCATTCCCAGAAGTGATTATGGGAGGAATAGGGTCAGCTGACGCTGCACTTTCGATGAACCTTGAAAAATACGAAGAGATTAAGAAGAATGTTGACTTGCTCGCCAAGTCTCCATCAGAGGCTGGCAAGGTTGGTGTCGAGATTCAAAGGCTTCTCCAGACAGTCAAACAAGCACAGGAAAGCTCCTCAGCGCAAGGCGTGAAAAAGCTTGAGAATCTCTACCAGAGTCAAGAGATATTTCCAATCTCATTCACATCTTCAGGTTCACCAAGTTCAAGCGTCACCATTCCACCGGGAAATCCTGGCGCAAAGGATTCATTAAGCGTGAGTAAACCTTGCGTCTCTCTTGGCAAGGTCCTGTATGCTTTCATAGCTGCACCACTTGCTTCGACTGGACAGTTTGCAGAGGTGCAGCTCATCTTTCACACGCACAACAGGCGAGCCTCATTCATGAGATCAGTCTCCATTGCTCGTCATCCACTTGACTATGAAATCCTGAAGAAGGATGTTACCGACTTTTTGAAGCAGAAGCCAAAGATGTCTATTGGCGATTTTATCACGATGTTGAACGAGAAGCACATTGGAAATGATTCATCTTTCGCTTACGGATTCAGCAAGTTCATGCCAAAGTCAGACAAGGACAAGGTAGATTCTACAATCCTTGAGAAGCAGTCTAAAGTTATAAACGCAGCCGGGATCAAGGACGGTGTCTATATGAAGCCGTCCATCTCACTCTATTCCGAGTGTGTCATGGGATCAAATTCTCAGCCTATCCTGAGAATTCATGTGACTGACAGCAGGTCCATAACGCACGCGAGCTACGTCGATATGCTGAGGAGCGCTAGAGACACTGCGGACAAGATCTTCTCATCGGTTGATATCAACCCTGACCATCCCATGTCCACAAACATACCAGAGGCAAAGTCTGTTGGCAGTGACATCGCAAAATTGAACAAGTACCTGACAGACAAGGGAGTCTTGAAGCCTGCTCTTGCTGAGTCAAAGGCACCCACCGCTAAGACTGATGAAAATAAGACACCAATCGATCAAAAGAATTCAATTACTGATGCAAAGTCCCTCAAAAGGCTTGTCTCTAAGGGAATGCCAACTATCAGGTATGGCCAAGGAGCCGGAGCAATAAACAGTATCGGAGTCTCATCTCTGTCAGACCCAGCTCTTACGACCGTCGCCCTCACGGCAGGCGGACAGTCAAGTGCGTTAGATCCAGCAAACGCAGACCAGTTGAGAGGAATTCCTATGAGGATTACTCCCGCTGAGATGAGTGTAGAAATGATCGGCTGTCCTCTCTTGAACCCAATGCAGTCTTTCTTCGTCGACCTTGACACTATGACATCATTGGACGGAATCTACACAATAAGCACAGTTGACCACACACTGAGTCCTGGTACCTTCACGACTTCATCAAAGCTGTTGAACACAGGAGATTCTTACGCTACGTTCAGGTCTGCAGGTACAGACATGTCAAATGCCCTCTCTAGATGGATGCAGGAGGACGCACAGAAGAAACTGATTGAAGAGGAGAAGAGGCAGCAACAGCTTCAGGAAGATAGAGTAAGGGAACAAAAGGCCGCTAGGGACATAGCCATACAGCATCAGAAAGACGAGCAAGCAAAGAGGCAAACGCTGAGTGACGCCGAGAAGGCTGCTATTGAAGATTACAATAAAGTACTTGACACTCTGTGGAAGAAGTTCATTAACTCAATCAATGGAAGGTCACGTAATGCTGAACAAAATGCAGACTGTCAACCATTTAGAGTCTCAGTCGAAGATGCAATGGGCCGCGAGAAGGTCATCGATCTCAGCGAGGCCTACTACAAGTCAGGCACAGGACTGTTTGTAGGCGTACACGAAGCCACAGATAGAATACTGCTATTGGCTGCGAAGTATGTTGACGAAGCAAGAGCCTCATACTCTACTAGCGGTGAATCAAGAAATATACTCAGCAGCATTACTGCTGCCATCTCAAACGTTCAAGGATTGCCATTGAACACTGGGAGAAGTGAACTGCAGTCTAGTTTCAGCAAAAACTTGAGCAGTGTGAAGCTAAGCGCTCAGGAAGCAGCTCTTTCTGAATTCCAGTCTGCAATAAGTGACAAGGATAATGCCATCAAGAAAGTCGTTGATGAGCTCCAGAAGAAACTAGAAAAGAAGTCTCCTTCATGAACAATGAAAACTTTGTCATAAAACTTGAATATGCAAGTGAAGATCTCAATTCCTGAAAAGTCATGTTCTCCTGGAATGTCAGTTCAATTTGATGGGAAGAGATTCTCGAAGACTCATGATCCAGAGTCGTGGTGGATGGAGTCAGGTCAAAATGAGACAAGGTCACTTGATGAGTCAATGTCTCTCTTTGGTCGAACACCTCCGTCAATAGTGTCACAAGGCCAGCGGGATGCATACGGTTCTCTCACATCATCAGAGATTCCCTGGATGCAGGCAATAGGAAAGGAGAAGTACCTTTCTGTTGTGAAGTCAGCGCACTCATCAGTTGTTGACTGGTTGCAGGACGAATCAACTAAGAAGTATGTCGACACTCATATCAAGTGTCGAAGCCTACTGATGTCTCTTGAGCCTGCATCGATAGACGCACGCGAGTTTGAAGCAAGGAGAAAGTCACCGTCAGTTGAGTCATTCATTCCGACATCAGGAAGGTTTGCTGCTGTTCCAAGGTACTCACAGGTGACACAGACAGGTCGTCTCAAGGTGATTGATGGACCAAAGATTCTCACAATATCGAAAGCAGACAGGCGTGTGATATCTTCGAGGTTCTCGGGAGGAAGGATACTTCAGGTAGATTATGTCTCGCTTGAGCCTCGTGTCGCTCTTTACACAGCTGGTGTGAAGCCAGACGGTGAGGATGTCTACGACTGGATATCTCGAAGCATTGGCGGAGGTCATTCAAGGTCCAAGGTCAAGGTTCCAACCCTTTCTGTCCTGTACGGTCAAGGCTCAAAGAATGATGATCCTGTCTCATCCTCAATTAGAGAAGAGGTCAAGAGGGTCTTTAAGATTGATGAACTGATGCAAAGGCTTCGATCCGAAGGCAACACAAACGGCTTTGGCAGGCCACTCGAGGACTGTGAGGACAGGTTGCTGATCCCTCACTACACACAGTCAACGGCAGTCGACGTTGCCCTGCTGGGCTTCAATACACTCATCCAGGACCTTGGTTCCCATGTCGGAAACGGAATCGTTCCGATATTCGTACTCCATGATGCCCTCATTCTCGATGTTTCACCTGAACTGTATGGACACCTTCGTAACAGGGTGAGCATGGGAGTTGAAGTCTCTCCTCTTGGAAGATTTCCATTGAGCCTTGGCCCTATCTGGGATGAATAGTTATTCACGGTGACCAATGACTAGGGAAGAATTCATTAGAAAGTCAATAGCCAGGACTCTCTTGGAACAGGGAGATATCGACCCTGATGATGAGCTCGGAGGCGGCGAAGTTACGTCAGCGTTTGACTCTGAGGAGGACTGGTCTAAACCGAAAGGAAGAAGGTCCAACGCATACATTGCGGCTGAGAATCTCGTTTCATCAAATCCAAAGTCCCTGTTCGACAGGCTTGGATTCACAAAGGTCTCAACGCCGCAGACTGGTAAGCTAGAAGATGTCAGGAATTTCTTGCAGCAGGTTACCATGAGCAACGCAGACCTTGCTCAAGTGTATGGCAAGGTCTCTATGTCAGGTGACTCTGTGTTCGTAGAGAGGAGGCGAGAAACAAGGGCAAACTCCGGTTACTTTGGCTCCAGCGCAGGTCCCTCATATGTCGTACAGAGCGCCGCTGCCTGTGGCAGGTGGATTAACCTTCTTATGATCGCTGCATCAAAGATGGGATGGGTCAAATTCAATCCTGAGAAAGACTTTGTGTTGCTTAGCAGCAATGACACTGGAATCATAAGGGTCACTGCAAGCAGTTACCCACCAGAGCAAAAGCAGTCATCAGGCACCAAGGCGCCACAATCTAGTCAGAATAAGGGCAATGTCCCTAAAAAGTGACGAATCCGTTGTTATAGTCAAACATGGAACTATCGATAGAACAGATTCAGTCGAAGTGGCAGACTCTAAATAAGCTTGCTGAGAATACAGGCACGAGGAGAGACGCAATAGTCGGAATGCTTGACTCTCTTGGTGAGAGGTATCTAATGGCACCGGCATCTGCGGCAAGTCACCTACCAGGTTGCTACTCAGGAGGTTTGCTAGACACGACACTCTCAGTAATCAAGAAAATGAGGTCACTTGCAAAGGCACTTGAGCTTGACGTGAGCAATGAGTCTATCATAGTTGTTGGGATCTGTCACAGTCTTGGACTACTTGGCGGGCCTGAGAACGGGCAGGACTACCTTGTTCCACAGGACTCTGACTGGCACCTGAAGCAGGGGAAGAGGTATAAGTTCGGAGAGTCGGTGGTAAAGATGCCGATCTCTCATAGGAGCCTGTACCTTGCACAGCACTTTGGAATACATCTCTCTCACGATGAGTGGCAGGCGATTGCAGTCTCAGGTGGGCAGTCCCGTGAGGAGAACCGATTTTACATCGGTTCCGAGTCCACAATTTCTATCCTCCTGATGCAGGCGCGCCAATGGGTCTTCGGCGACGGTAATAGTTAATTGCATGGAAGAGAAGGCACTAAGAATCCTGATTGCTGAGATGCTCAAGGCAGAACTTGATGAGCTTGACGAGGAAGAACTCGATGAGTTCTCGGGTGCTGGTGCCGTTGCCGGTTACACTCTTCCACTCGGCATGGAGCCGAAGGTGAAGAAGAACAAGAATCTTGGTGAGTCTGCTGCGCATGCAAACACTGTGATGCCTGCTGAATCTGCATCGATAGGAGGTTTCGATGACCACCTTCCTAAGTCTCGAGATTCCGACAAGGAGAAGCAGCGGAAGAGGATTGAGCGTGCACTTGAATCATATGAGAGCTCAGTTGAGAAGCTAGCAAGCTCATTCGGTGGATCCGAGTCTCCATTCGGCAACAAGGGAAAGCTATCTCGCAGAAAGGTGATAAGCTATCTTTCACCAAAGATCTGAACAACTTACAAACAATTACTACAATCTTGTTGCGGGTGGTTCCGCAATAAGGTGATGGACGGGGGTGACGCCGTTCCTCACTACTTCAACAACAATCAAGGACAAACAATCATGGCAATCGACTTTGACGCAATCCGTAAGAAGCTTGGCCAACTCTCCGGCCAGAACAAGAAGTCCACTATCATGTGGCGACCCGAGGAAGGCAAGGACTACAATGTCCGAATCATCGCGCTTCCTAACAACGACGGTCAGCCCTTCAAGGATCGCTGGTACTACTACGGTATCGGTGGTGACAAGGCAGCCGCAATCCTGGCCCCTTACCAGTTCGGTAAGAAGGATCCGATCCAGGAGCTGATCAACAAGCTTCGTGAGGACAACTCCGATGCAAGTCGTGAGCTTGCAAAGAAGCTCTACCCGAAGATGCGCACCTATGCTGCGGTAGTGGTTCGTGGTGAGGAGGATCGAGGCGTTCGACTCTGGGCATTCGGCAAGATGATCTACCAGGACCTCCTGAAGCTGATGCTGGATGAGGACTACGGTGACATCACCGATCCCCTCGAGGGCCGAGACGTCAAGGTCTCCGTGACCAAGACTCCTGGAAAGCAGTATGCAGACACCAAGGTCACCCCACGCGGAACCACATCTCCTCTGTCCAAGGACAAGGACCAGATCAAGACCTGGCTTTCCTCGATTCCGAACATCGACGACTACGAGGAGCTCACTCCTGTCGAGGAGATTGAGAAGCGAGTGAATGACTGGCTCGGTGGTGGAAGTGAGTCCAGCTCTTCCGAGAAGGAGGTTGGCCTCACCCGTGGCAACAAGTCCGACTCCATTGAGAACGACCTTGCTGAGCTTCGTGGCAACAAGCCTGCTTCGGCTCCTGTCAAGAAGAAGACCATGGATGACCTTGAGGATGCCTTCGCAGACCTCGAATAAAGGTTCCTGAAGTTGTCTCACCCAGGCTCACACCTGGGTGAACACATTTAAAGAGACTGTAGAATTGATTAGGAGAGAAATGACATGGCAAGGAAGAAGCTAAGTACGGGTGAGGTGACCAGCTCGGCCACCGAGGATTTCACCGCCGACCTCATTGATTCGCTCAACAAGGACCTCGGTCATCGAGTCGCTTATAACCTGGCGTCGGACACATCACCAACTCACGTGAAGCGCTGGATCTCAACAGGATCTAAGGGGCTCGACTACATCATCGCAAACCGACGGAATGGTGGCCTTCCTGAGGGTCGAATTGTGGAGGTGTTCGGTCCACCGTCCATCGGTAAGTCACACCTCGCAGCGCAGATCTGTCGATCAACCCAGCGCATGGGTGGAATTGCCGTCTACATCGACACTGAGAATGCTACAAACCCAGAGAACCTGGAGGCTCTTGGTGTCAACATCGGAAAGCGATTCGTCTACGTGGATACGCACTGTACCGAGGAGGTCTTCGATATTGCTGAGAAGACCATCCTGAAGGCGAAGGCACTCAACAAGGACGTTCCGATCACCATCATCTGGGACTCGGTGGCAGCATCGTCCCCGAAGGCCGAGCTGGATGGCGCTTACGACAAGGATACTATCGGCCTCCAGGCACGAGTACTTTCCAAGGGAATGCGTAAGATCACAGGTGTCATTGGTGACCAGAGCGTCCTCTTCGTCTGCCTCAACCAGATTCGAACAAAGATCGGTGTGATGTACGGTGATCCGACAGCGGTACCGGGCGGAAATGCAATTCCGTTCCACTCGTCGGTTAGAATCAAGCTTGGTGCCGGCTCCCAGATCAAGGGACCGAACGATGAGGTGCTTGGAATCAATGTCTCTGCAAAGACCATCAAGAACAAGGTGGCGAAGCCGTTCCGCACAGCGAACTTCCGAATCATCTTCGGGCAAGGCATCGAGGAGCATGAGGAGCTCTTTGACATCCTCCGTGACCACGGGCCTGACATGGTGGAAGAGCACCAGGTGGTGATCGAGGGTTCAGGCTCCTGGAAGGTCCTCCGAGTCACCAACGAGCAGAATGTCAACATCATCGAGAAGAAGTTCTATAAGGCTGACTTTGGTGAGATTATGAACACACCTGACTACAAGCCTTGGGTCGATGGACTTCTTGAGAAGGCGATGGTTCGACTGGCGGCAAACCCCGCTGCGGTTGACATCGACCCTGAGTCCTACGAGGAGGTGAAGGCAGTCGCTGATCTCCTTGGCGGTGACGACGAGATGGTTTCTCCGGAGTGAACCGTGAAGGACGGTCCTGTGATGTTGGTAGATGCGTACAACCTGTTTGTGCGCAACTTCGTTGCCAATCCACTCATGGAGGAGGGGCAACACGTCGGAGGCGTCGTTGGATTCATGAAGTCCATCGGTGCCCTGGTGGCGGATCACAGGCCGTCGTCGCTCGTTGTAATCTGGGAAGGTGGGGGATCATCACGTAGACGGGCCATATTTCCCCAATACAAGGACAACCGAAGACCTCAGAAGCTAAACAGGTTCCACGAGGGGGACATTCCTGATACGGTTGAGAACCGAAACTGGCAGGTGAAGCTCCTGGTCTCATTGTTGAAGTTCCTTCCAATCAGGCAGACCTATGTGTCGGATTGCGAGGCAGACGATGTAATCGGCTATATGGCGAGGTACCATTTCAAGGATAGGAACATCCTTATCGTTTCTTCCGACCATGACTACCTCCAACTCGTGGATGATCGTGTCCAGGTCTGGTCACCCACTCTCAAGGAGATTGTGAACTGTGACTTCGTCCAAAAGAAATTTGGTGTCCCACCTCACAATCTTTGTGTTACCCGCTGCTTCACAGGAGATGCATCTGACGCACTTCCGGGTATCCCAGGCGTCGGCCTGCGGACAATGGTCAACATGTTCCCGAAGCTTGCCGGTGAGGATGAACTCTCAGTTGAAGACATAATTGAATTGTGCGAGACCCACCCCAAAATCGATCGAATCAAGGCCCTGAAGTCGATCATGGAGAACAAAGAGGTCGCACGAAGAAACTGGCAGCTCATGAGCCTGGACGTTTCCAACCTCAGTGCAAGCCAAGTCCAGAAGATAAACACGTCATTTGATATTCCCATTTCGAATCCCGACAAGATGGGTCTCATTAGACAACTTGTGAAGCATGGGATCAAAACATTTGATGTCGACAGATTTTATTTGACCATCACCCTCAATCTCAGGAATTGAATGCGAGAGAATCTGGCCGCTGAGGCCCTCTTCAAGCAGTATGGAAAGCCCTTTCAGGAGAAAATCTTTCAAGGACTCCTGACAGACCACCACTGGGCAGCACAAATGACTGAGGTGATGAGGCACGATTACTTCGACCTCAGGTACCTCTCATACCTTGCTGACAAGTACTTTAAGTACCATGGCAAGTACAAGACATTCCCGACGATGTCACTCCTGATATCCATCATCAAGGATGACCTCTCACAGGGCAATGACACAATCCTGCGTGACCAGATTGTGGACTACCTCAGCAGGATGAAGTCCTCTCCTGACATGGGTGACATTGCCTATGTGAAGGAAAAGTCCCTGGACTTCTGCAAGAAGCAGGCACTTCGAGAGGCACTTGAGAAGTCCGTTGAGCTGATTGCTCAGGACAAGTACGATGCCGTCCTGGAGACGATGAAGTCTGCCGTGAGTGTTGGTCTTTCGGCATCAGTCGGCCATGACTTCTTCGAGGATGCCGAAGCTCGCTTCGTGAAGATCAATCGAAACGCCTGCAGCACAGGAATTCCGGCACTCGATGAAAAGTCCATCATGAATGGTGGCCTTGGAAAGGGAGAGCTTGGAGTTGTGGTGGCCAACACTGGCGTTGGCAAGTCTCACTTCCTCACGGCAATGGGATCGGCGGCCTTGCGCATCGGAAAGAATGTTGTTCATTACACATTCGAACTTACCGAGACCGCCGTCGGTATTCGTTACGACTCCAACCTCTGTGAGATCCCATCAAACGAGGTGCAGGATTCCAAGGAGGAGGTCCTCAAGAAGTACAAGGACATGGAGCTCGGTAGGCTTATCATCAAGGAGTACCCGACCGGCACTGCTACGGTGAACACGCTTCGAAATCACCTTGAGAAGCTTGCAATGAAGGGCTTCGTTCCTCACCTGATCCTGATCGACTATGCTGACATCATGAGGTCCAGCCGTGAGTATGATGCCCTTCGACTCGAACTGAAGCTGATCTATGAGGAGCTTCGAAACCTTGCAATGGAGAGAAGCGTACCAATCTGGACAGCATCACAGGCTAACAGGGAATCAGCAAATTCCGATGTGGTTGGACTCGAAAATATGTCTGAGGCCTACGGAAAGGCAATGGTTGCCGACGTTGTCCTCTCCCTTTCGAGAAAGGCGAATGAGAAGGCAACAGGCTCCGGACGCCTCTTCGTGGCAAAGAATCGAGCAGGTAAGGACGGAGTGCTTTTCCCTGTTCACATCGACACGGCAAGGTCTACAATAACAGTCCTGGACGAGAACGCACTTTCACTTCAGGAGGCAATGTCACAGGATGACAATGCCAAGAAGAGGACACTGAAGGAAAAGTGGCAACAAGTAATGAACGCAAAGTAAGGGAACAAAATGAAAGATTACATCAGGCAAAAAGCAATACAGGAGACTTCGGCTTACTTTGAGGGTGATGAACTCGCCCCAGATGTCTTCATGAAGTATGCGCTTAGAGACGCTCAGGATGATCTGCTTGAGACAAACCCCGACCAGATGCACCATCGTCTTGCCCGTGAGTTTGCTCGAATTGAGGCGAAGTATCCCAACCCAATGACTGAGGATGAGATCTACGAGCTTCTGAAGGACTTCAAGGACGTAGTCCCACAGGGCTCCCCAATGTCAGGCATTGGAAACTACTACCAGCTTCAGAGCCTGTCAAACTGTTTCGTCATTGAACAGCCACACGACTCCTACGGTGGCATTCTCTTCTCAGACCAAGAGCAGGTCCAGATCATGAAGCGTCGTGGCGGTGTCGGTTTCGACGTCTCCACCATCCGCCCGAAGGGTCAGCCCACAACCAACGCTGCAAGAACCACCGATGGCATCAGCGTCTTCATGGAGAGGTTCTCCAACTCCACCCGTGAGGTTGCTCAGGGTGGACGTCGTGGCGCCCTCATGCTCACCATCGACTGTCGTCATCCTGAGGTTGAGGCATTCATCGACATCAAGCGCGACCTGAAGAAGGTGACGGGTGCCAACATCTCCATACGCTTCACCGATGAGTTCATGCAGGCGGCTGTGGATGGTGAGGACTTTACACTTCGCTGGCCTGTCGAATCCACACCTGAGACTGCTGAGATCACGAAGAACGTGAATGCTCGTCAGGTCTGGGAAAAGTTCGTGGACGCAGCATGGTCCTCAGCCGAACCTGGCGCCCTCTTCTGGGACACGATCACCCGCGAAGGAATCGTCGACTGCTACCGTGATGTCGGTTACAAGACAATCTCAACAAATCCATGTGGTGAGATCCCACTGAGTCCCTACGACTCTTGTCGACTCATGGTTGTCAACCTGACCTCATTCGTCAGGTACCCATTCAGTGACAACCCCACCTTCGACTTCGATCGATTCAACACGGTTGTCATGAAGGCCCAGCGCCTGATGGATGACCTCGTTGACCTCGAGATCGAGTGCGTGGATCGCATCCTTGAGAAGATTGAGAAGGACCCGCAACCTGACCACGTGAAGAGGATCGAGTGGGACCTCTGGCACAAGATCAAGGCTGCCGGCCGGAACGGACGAAGGACAGGTCTGGGAGTGACAGGTCTCGGTGATGCGCTTGCAGCAATGAACATTCGATATGGAAGTGAATGCTCCATCACGGTCACTGAGGAGATCTACAAGGCTCTTGCTGTGGGTGCACACCGTTCGTCTCTCATCATGGCCAAGGAGCGTGGTGCATTCCCTGTATTTGACTTCGAGAAGGAGAAGGACCACACCTACCTGAAGAAGGTTATCAGCGCATGCAGCGGTGAGTACACAGACATGTGGAAGGAGACGGGCCGTCGTAACATCGCCCTCACTACCACGGCACCTGTCGGTTCTGTCTCATGCCTCACCAGAACAACATCCGGTATCGAGCCTGCCTTCCTCCTCTCTTACAAGCGCCGTCGCAAGATCACACAGGGTGACCTCACCTCCAGGGTGGACTTCGTGGATCCGATGGGAGACAAGTGGCAGGAGTACACGGTTTACCACCACTGGTTCAAGAAGTGGATGGATATCACAGGTAAGACCGACCCACAGGAGAGTCCATACTGGGGTGGAACAGCAAATGACATCGATTGGGAGAAGTCGGTAGACATCCAGGCAGCGGCACAACGTTGGATTGACCACAGCATCAGTAAGACCTGCAACCTTCCCAACTCTGCCACCAAGGAGACAGTCAACAATGTCTATCTGAAGGCATGGGCAATGGGATGTAAGGGATTCACGGTCTACCGTGATGGTTGCCGAACTGGAGTCCTCATCTCCAACGATGAGCCGAAGAAGGAGAAGAAGTCTGAAGAGGGACGTCTCACACCGAAGCGTCCAAAGTCTCTGGACTGCGACATCCATCGAGCAACCGTGAGAAATGGTGATGTCACTGAGTCGTGGTTGGTTCTCGTAGGATTGCTAGACGACAAGCCCTATGAGGTGTTCTGTGGAATTCCTGAGAACATTGAGATTCCCAAGCGATACAAGTCAGGCTCCTTGGTTAAAAATGGTAAGCGTGACGGAGTTGCAACATACAACCTCCTGGTGCCGGTTGGAGAGGACGACAATCTCATCTTCAAGGACGTCGTCAATCTCTTCGACAACCCCACACAGGGTGCATTCTCGAGGACAGTTTCCCTGGCCCTCCGTCACGATGTCCCACTCCAGTACATCGTGGAACAGCTTCAGAAGGACAAGAACAGTGATATGTTCTCATTCGCAAGAGTAATCGCAAGAGTTCTCAAGGGGTACATCAAGGATGGTACAAAGTCAAGCGAAAAGGGGTGCCCTGAGTGTGGTAACTCAGAGCTCGTCTATCAGGAAGGTTGTCTCTCCTGCAAGGCGTGCGGCTTCTCCAAGTGCAAGTGAAGAAGAAGACTTCGAAAAGGCAATTCGCAATCTAACTCAACCGGAGTATGCAATGAACTTCATCGCAGACGTTTCTCATCACATCAAGGCGGTCGAGCTCCGGGTCGACCCAATCATCATCCGTGTCAACAAGTTCGACGAGGAGTCGGCCAAGGAGTTCACGGACGCAATGAGCCGTGCACAGAACACCGGCCAGACTGTGATTCCCATCGTCATCGACTCCTACGGTGGTCAGGTCTACTCACTCATGTCAATGATCGCAGCAATCAAGGCCTCACGTGTCCCGGTTGCCACCATCATCGAGGGTAAGGCAATGAGCTGTGGAGCAATCCTCTTCAGCTTCGGTGCCGAGGGTAAGCGCTACATGGACCCGGACGCCACCCTCATGATCCACGACGTCTCCAGCGGAGCCTGGGGTAAGGTGGAAGAGATCAAGGCCGACGCGAAGGAGGTCGAGCGCCTCAACAAGAAGGTCTACGAGATGATGGCTCGCAACTGTGGCAAGCCCTCGGACTACTTCCTGAAGTTGGTCCATGAGAAGGGCCACGCGGATTGGTACCTTGACGCCAATGACGCGAAGGGTCACAACCTTGCCAATGAGCTTCGTATTCCGACACTCACATGCAAGATTGATCTCAATTACACGCTGGATTGAGTGAACCCAGCACGCGCAGAGCTCCTAATTAAGGTCGTCGCATGGAGGTTATTCTCCATGTGTTACGGTTTTACGATAGCTTATAGCTTCACTGATAATGCCGGTGAGTCAGCCGGCATCGTTCTTTTGACCGGCTCAACCCTTACTTTCCTACAGTGGGGGTTCGAGATACTCTGGGACAGGTACGCAAGACTAAGGACAAGAGATGCCATTTCAGGACAACAAGGTAGAATTGGTCGGTTGGTACGGTGGGGACGAAGTCCACGCTCTCTCAGCATGGACAAGCACAAGCCGAGACTTGAATCCCGACAAGATGAAGAGGATCCCACAGCTTCTCAAGATGCTTGCTGAGAATGGACATGAGACTCCTTTTGAGAAGAGCTCGATTCACTTCCTTGTGACCGTTGATACCGCTACTCACATTCACCTCCTGAAGCACAGGGTCGGCGTCTCCATCAATGGTGAGTCTGCACGGTACAAGGAACTGAAGGATGACAAGTATGTTGTTCCTGATGATTGGCCCACCGTTGAGAAGGCAAAGTACATCGCATTCATGGAGGACGCAATCATGCGCTACCATGACACACTCCAGCGCCTTGTAGACGGAGGCATGGATCGCAAGCGTGCCAAGGAGTCTGCGAGGTTCTACCTCCCTTACGGCAATCAGATCACGATGGACATCATGTTCAACTGGCGATCCTTCAATCACTTCCTTGGACTACGAATGAAGCCCGATGCTCAGAAAGAAGTGAGGGAGATCGCCGAGAAGATGTTAGATCTTGTTCGAAGCATTGAAGACAATCCTTTCAAGCACACGATCGAGGCATTTGGATACTAATGCGAGACGTTGTACTCTTTGATCTTGATGGCACACTAACACCACCGCGCCAAGGAATCACTCAAAAGAACCTACGAAAGCTTACTGAACTCTCTGCGTTTGCAAGGGTTGGAATTGTAACAGGTTCTGCACTTGACTATGTCAAGGAGCAGGTTCCGCTTGAGGCATTTGAGCATGGCGTGGAAGCGCTGCCGTGCAATGGCACTGAGCATTGGAAGTTTGTCAATGGTCACTGGCAGGCTCAGGCAGTCCCAAAGTCTATGATGAATCACCTGGGACAGGAGTGGCGTGAACTTCACCTCATTCTCAATACCATGCAGCGTGAGGTCATGGATAATGTTCGCGACCTTCCCCTGACTGGAAACTTTGTCTCCTCGCGGAGCTCAATGGTCAATTGGTGTCCGATTGGTAGGGAAGCAGATCGCTCAAGCAGGACCTGGTTTGAGAGTTTCGACGCAAGAAACGACTTTAGGCTTGGCATCCTCTCCCTGTTGAAGCTTCGGCTCATGACAATTCGAACCCCACTTATTGCAAAGCTTGGCGGATCGACCTCGTTCGATATCTACCCGGTAGGTTGGGACAAGACATACGCTCTCAATCACTTTCCAGATGAGACTGTCTGGTTTGTGGGTGACAGATGTCAGGCAAATGGAAACGACTATGAGATCTATGAAGCCCTCAAAAAGTACGGCCGCGCTTTCAGCGTTAATGACCACGATGAGACCGAGACAGTCATAGAAGATATCATGGGACATGTAAGACACGGAACTCCCTACTGATTGTAAACTCATCGTTTGCTATTACCATTCCAATATGGAGGCAAACGTGTGGCATCCCCCAAAGTTCGGTCTTATCCAGGAACGTTATTGGCCTGATCCCTGGAAGATTCTTGTTTGCTGCCTCTGTCTCAACCTCACGACGAGGAAGCAAATGGAACCAGTCGTTGAAAAGATGTTCCAGCGCTGGCCAAATGCAAAGTCCATGTCCGAAGCTGATGACTCAGAACTTGAGGAAATGATCAAGACTCTGGGCATGCAAAAGAAGCGCACCCAGACTCTCAAGAGAATGTCTGCTCAGTACCACGAGGGAAAGTGGTCTGATGTCAATCAGCTTCATGGTGTTGGAAAGTATGCATCCGATGCCTATCGAATCTTTGTCCTTGGTGATTGGCGAAGCGTCGAACCAAAGGACCACGCACTCACAGATTATCACAACTTCCTGAAGAATAATCACAGCGAGGAGTTTGCAAATGCCTGAGGGACCCGAGGTAGCAGGTTTCGTACGTTCAATTGGAAACTTCATCGGACAAGGAGTGCAGCTTCTATCAGTCACACCCCTGTCCGGTCGATACCTCAAGAAGCCGATCGAAGGAATCTCAGATGTGCAGTTTCCGATCAACATCATCGATGTGAAGTGCAAGGGCAAGTTCATCTACTGGCTCACGGATACCGACACAGTTATCTTCAACACGCTTGGTATGTCTGGCTCCTGGTCAAACCGCGAGAGGAATGCCAGAGTAAAGTTCGAAACTTCTGAGGGCAACCTCTTCTTCAACGATCCACGCAACTTCGGCACCATCAAATTCACAGACAGAAAGGGACTTGAGAACAAACTGAAGTCACTTGGTCCGGACATGTTGAATGAGGATGTGAAGCCGGAAGCATTCATTGAGAGCCTTCGAAAGCACCCTAAGTTTACCTTGGCTGAGGCTCTAATGAACCAGGGCGTCGTTTCAGGGGTTGGAAATTATCTGAAGGCGGACGCACTCTGGCTTGCCAAGCTTAGTCCTCATCGAACCGTATCACAGTGCACAGATGACCAGCTTCGATTCCTTCATGAGTCTGTGAGGTCGGTTATCAAGACTGCTTACGAGAATGGCGGATCCACGATACTCACATACAAGGGTTTCGACGGTGAAGAGGGAAACCACTCAATGCTCGTTTACGGTCGAAAGACCGATCCGAACGGTGAACAAGTCATCTGTCAGGAGACTAAGGATGGACGAACGACATGGTGGTGTCCTCGAGTCCAGCTATAAACTTATCTGACTTCATCCCTACAATGAAACTGGAGTGACAATGACAACATACAAGCTTTCAGACGCAACGATCATTCAGATCTCACGTCTCGTCCAGATGGCAATCCTCACAGGCACAGACGTTGTGGATAACCTCCGCACTTTAGTACTTCACACTAATGACAGTGGAACACTTGATCCTGATCCTGAGTTTATCAAGGGTTTCGAAGAAGGCATCCAACTCCTGCTGCAGAAGGCAAATGAGCTCAACGACACAACAACCAACTGATGGCCTGAAGCTTCTCTTTGAACTCCGTGAGGAGTACATGAAGAGGCTCACTGAAAAGACAGGATGTTACAGTGAGGGATGGCCCATGGACCTCACCAAGAAGTCATCCCAGCTAATGGCAAGGGACATTGTCCTTCGCGGAGTCGAGGAGATGTTCGAGGCGCTTCAGGAACTGAAGAATGCAAAGCCACATCGGCAGACCGACCTACCTCAGTTCAATGAGGATCACTTCCTTGAAGAGGTCGTTGATGGCTTCAATTATTTCCTCTCAGTCCTGATCCTGACCGGATTCACGGAAGAGGACCTCCTGAAGGCATACGTTTCAAAGCACAAGAAGATTCTTGAGAGGATTGAGAATGGGTACTGAGAGACTTGAAGAAGTAAGGGAACTCATTGCAATATTGTCACAGACCAGGGAGCTTGCGCAGTCTGAGATTGTAGAGTCCAATCGTGACCTACCTGCGTCCGACAGGCTCATTCGAACCGTCACAGGCTTTATTGGTGAGGTGAGGTCCGAGGCTTCGAAGATAAAGAAGGAAGATCTTGTTGCTCTCTATGAGGAGGCATTCAAGAGGATCGAGGACTGGGCATTGGGAGAGCTTGACAGGGTCCACTCTCGTCCTAAGCTTCTTGAGGAAAGGGAAAGGACGATTGCATCGATAGTCAATTTTCTCAATGAGAGGTCTGAGAGGTATGCTTCAGCTCAGGTACCTACGCCTGTGGAGCTCGATGATTCTTGGCCGGACGATTGACGAATCATTCTCCTGAATATGTAAGGATGTGGAGATGAGCATGTCCGAGACAAGATTCAGGAGAATGATTCGCAGCCTGATCGCCGAGGCTCTCGAGGAGGACAGCTTCACCTATGCAGTAGCAAAGGCAGCAATTGCTGGTAAGAAGACTGCAAAGGTCGGGGACAAGGAAGTTCCTGTGAAGATGTCCAAAGAGAAGGCACAAAAGATCGTCGATGAAATGGATGAGTACGGGTACTGACAGATCATGGGCAGCATAGACGCTAGAACTGCCCTGACTGAGTCTTTCATACCAGTCTCAGACGACAGAAGCAGGGAAATACTTCGAGTTGTTGGCCCACATGACCTGTATGTGGGCATATCTGGTTTTAAGACATCCAGCATCAACATCACTGGGAATGCTTTTGTATCCGGAAGCTTGGTTGCTTCAGGAAGCAGCATCATAAAGGGTAACCTGACGGTTTCAGGCACAATCTACGATGCCGAGGGGAATGCATATTCTGTGGGTGGAGGTGGAGGCGGTGGCGGTGCACCCACTACTGCAAGGTACGTAACCCTTGCGACTGACGCAACATTAACACAGGAAAGGGTCCTGACTCAGGGGACAGGGATTACAATAAGTGACGGAGGAGCAGGAAGCTCAGTCACAATTTCTCTGTCTTCACCTGTTGCTGTTTCTAATGGCGGTACAGGCGCCACAGATGCTGCAACCGCAAGGACCAACCTGGGTCTCGGAACAATTGCCACACAGGCGTCGAACAGCGTTTCTATAACAGGCGGCTCCATTGCAGGCATAACAGATCTTGCTGTTGCTGATGGTGGGACAGGCGCCTCAGATGCTGCAACCGCAAGGTCTAATCTTGGACTGGGCACAATCTCTACACAGGCATCAAACAGCGTCACAATCACAGGTGGTTCAATCACAGGAATCACAGACCTCGCTATCGCAGATGGAGGAACAGGCGCTTCAGACGCTACAACAGCGAGGTCTAACCTGGGATTAGGAACAATTGCCACACAGGCAGCCTCAAATGTTTCTATCACAGGTGGATCTGTAACAGGAATCACAGATCTTGCAGTTGCAGACGGTGGTACAGGGGCTTCTGATGCTTCGACTGCTCGAACCAACCTTGGCCTCGGAACTCTATCAACACAGAACTCAAACAATGTGTCCATCACAGGCGGAAGCATCACCGTCACTAAGATGTCAGGTTCACTTACAAAGCTCTCGGACGGTACTTCGTACATTATTGCTGGCACGAATGTAAATGTAGTAACTGGTTCGAACGGAGCTGTGACGATCTCATCGACCGGCGGCGGTTCTCCCGCAGGCTCCACGAACTCTGTTCAGTACAATAACGCAGGTTCATTTGCTGGTGTTGAGCCACCGACATCTGGCTATCGTGACGGTAGAGTTCTCGGATGGCAAAATAATTCCCTTGCGTGGGTATTCGGCGCTGCTATTGCTGTGACCCCAATGACTGTCGACGTTGCTCACTCCGAACAGTCAGTCGTATCTTCAACCATCGAGATAGTCTAATGCCAACCCGTTACTACATGGGATCTGCGAATGTCACTCCTCCGGATAACAACGGTTTCATAACGGCCCTGTACAATCTTCTGTCAGCAGGAACCGATTACTACGGGAACGCTGTTCCGAACACAGTTCTGTCCTGGACGAAAGATTCCACTACAGGATCACAGGCAATCTATTCGAACACATTTGGGCCCAGAAACTTCAGGCTTGTAGTTGCATCACAGGACTCAGGAACTCCGAGCCCAAGTCCTACAATGTTGGCGCCAGACACTTATTCTGCGACAAGAGTGCTTGTTGGCCTTGCTACAAACGCTGATGGTGCATACACAAACTGGTATGCTTCGTCTCCATTTCAATCAGCGGGCTTTGCAGGTCTCACTGCCTGGAGCACAACATCTGCAACAAACTCAACAAAAATCCATGCCTGGGCATCTGACAAAGGTTTTGCAGCAATGATTGAAGGTTCATCAAATGCAAATCAAAGATCAATGATTGCAGGTGCTGTGCTGAATGGGACTGGTCAATACTTTGAGTCTGACGGCTATCGATATGGAATTATCAATCAGTCGTGGCAGTTTGCCATGAATGCCAACTTCAGAATGAATCAATACTTTTTGAATCATAATGAGAACAATGGTGACTTTCATGCAGGGGCGTATGTATCAGGATCTTCAACTTGGGAGAAGATCGACACCTTCTGCACACCTTCTAAGACACCAACAAACACTTCTGGTTTCGGTAAGTGGGACGCAAGCAAGTATGCACCTGTTCCAATCGCGATGGCAAGGAATGATACGCCATTTTACACTGTGGGAAATTTGGCTGGCATCTATGATGGGCCAACTTCGACTTTCCTTTCGACAATATCATCAGGTGGTGAAGTCGTCTATTGGGGATTTTCTCACTCTGTTGCATCTGTTGGCGACACCGTATGGCTGTCGAAGACATATTAGGACGTAAGATGAATTCTATTGTTTCCTGCATCAAGGCAGCAGAATCTGAGTATGGATCGATAGAATCAATTAGATCCCCTGTCAGTCTCAAGGTCAAAGAGCTGCTTGAAACAGAAGGAAGAAGTGACCTCGCACTCATAATACAAGAGTCCGAAGATGAGAAACTTCACGTTGTCTGCTCAGGAAGAGAATGGCTGTGGGGTGGGTTTGACCTCAGGCATGCATGACACTGTTTACATGACCGTCATCTTCCCTTAAAAATTTAAAAGTTTCAGTGACCTAATTACCTCTACAGAGTGAACTGAGAAGATGGCACTGAGAGAATCACAGAGGAACCAGCAACTGATCAGGTCAATTGTGAGAAGGTTCCTTAATGAAGGTGGGCTGAAGCTTCCTCCACAGCACAGGAGAGACCTCACACCTGCCCTTGTGAGGGAGGCCTCAGAAGTCTACAGGAACTTCATCAGAGACTTTAATGACTGGCTCTCAGGGATGGGAATGCAGCCGCTGGACCCAATTCGACCAACAGGCTCATCCACACATGCCGAGAAGGATATCGTCGATCGTCCTGGTGCAACCTACGGTGACATTGACTTCCTCGTCTCGTTCCCAGTCGATTACACATCCGACGATCCCACAATGATGCGAAAGGAGGAGGCAGTAACGGTGAAGAAGTACACCGACCTCCTCGTTGAGTACCTCACACAGGTTCGACCCCCAGAGGTAGATGTTGACCTCACGGTTGGTGGTCATCCCCTCATGATAATCGTCAAGGTGCCATCAGGTGGCCTTGCGCAGGTCGACACTGTTGTAACACACCCGAAGTATTCTGAGTGGATGAAGGGAAGGTATACACCTGAGCGCGGCATCAAGGGCTACGTCACAGGAAACCTCTACAAGGCCCTCGGAGACTACCTGGTCCTCACCATCGGGACTGAAGGTGTGCTCGCTCGTCTCAAGGACGGACAGCGTGTTCCCTCCACACTCAGGGCAGGAATCACGTACAGGTCGATCTCAACTGACTTTCGTAACTTCTTCAAGGACATCGCTGACTACGTGATCGAGGGCGCATATGAACCCGATCCACTTCTCCTACAATACCCAGGGCTTGATCCAGACAATGTAAACATTAGCGACCTTGCTTATGGTATTGTAGGACTTGCGAGGTCTATGGAGAGGGCAGGTGATGTCGACGCTCAGGAAATGCTGGGCACCATCCTCAGGAACTTTGTCGACGGAATGGAAGACAACGTTGCCAGGAAGATGAAGAAGGACATCACACCAGAGCAGGAGGCAAAGATGCTTCAGCTCAACCTCACACAGGGTGAGCGGGTCCGGAGAATTTTCGGAGCCTGAATGAACTGGTTCACATCGGACCTTCACCTCAATCATCACAACATCATCGAGTACTGCAAGCGTCCGTTCGAGTCCACAAAGCACATGAACGAGCAGCTTGTTCAGAGGTGGAACGAGAAGATACTTGACAGTGACACCGTGTACGTCGTCGGGGACATGTTCCTTGGTGACCATACATCGGCGGCTCGCCTAATCAGGGACCTCCGAGGCCACAAAGTCCTCATCTCCGGCAACCATGACAGGTCACCCAGGACAATGAAGGAGTGCGGTTTCGCTGAGGTGTTCCAGCGCAAGTCCATCACCCTTCAGGACGGAAGACGTGTGATAATGTGTCACAAGCCCCTGCCTGACTCTGTGATTCGCGATTACGACATGCAGGTCCACGGTCACCGTCATTCCGGCCCCATCGTCACAGGACGAAGGGTGAATGTCTGTGTAGACCTCTGGGACTTTGCACCAATTTCTGAGGAGAGGCTGTGTGGAATAAAGCTTGAAGAACCCATAATCGACCACGTCGAGGTGACCTCCGCCGACGGTATGGTCAATGTGTCTGCAAATGTAAGGAAGGAGGACCTGGAAGGCCTAATAGACCACCTCCAGGATTACGCACGTACCCTCTGGTACACCGAAAGAAACAACTAATGGAAACCTATGGCCCTCTCAGAGAGTAATATCCAGATTGTCCGCATGAAGGCCCGTGAGGCCGGCGACTACCTCATCAAGAACATGGAGGACATCAATGACCTCCCAGCACTCAACCCGTATTCTTTCATATGGGACATGTTGAACCGAGAGCTCGGTCGCAACTACAAGGAGTGTGAGGACAACGATGTCCCGCAGATGATAGAGATTATTGAAGAGTATAAGAATAACCCGATTTAGGAGAAGAAATGGAAAGAGGAACGAAGGTAAGAGTCATCAACGAGAATGGCAATCCCTGTGCTGTGGGTTTCTATCTTGGTGAGGGAATCCCTCCACATGATCTGAACATGCCACATCCCACCATCAAGCATTTTGCGATCCAGGTCGAAAGTGAGGTGAGATACTACCCCACAGGCTTCAACACCCTTATTCCCGACCGTGCTTGAAGAGGGGTGACCTTGTCAGGAGATCAATAGTCTCCAACACACCAGTCCTTGGTGAGAGTTGGAGGTGGCCTCCTGACAAGATATTCCTCGTTACGAGGGGTCCCCATGAGGGGACAGTCTACTGGAGTGAGAGAGCCGCCACGCTGAGCATCGTCATTGATGTCATTGAACCAGGGACTGGCACCTCATACCTGAACCAGCCTATTTCTGACTTTTCCATTGTCAGGGGTTGAAAACCCATATCTCAAGGATTACAGTGAATCATGAAGGAATTCAAGACTCTACAGGGAATCCTGTCCGCACAACGTTCGTTTGGTGAGTTGCTGGACCAGTTTGGTCGTGATGATGAAAAGAAGCTGGAGCTCACAAAGACGCTCCTCCTCTCACTTCACAATGAGGTCGGTCAACTCACAAACAGCATCAACTTTCGTCACCACACAGAAGATCGTTTCATAAACAGAAACAAGATGCTGTTTGAGTCTGTGGATGTTGTGCGTTACATCACCGCAGTACTCAACACATGGGACTTCTCTTCTGAGGACCTCGAGGCTGCCATGCAACTTCGTGACTCCCAGCTCAACATTCGTCACAGGCTCCTTTCCCGAAAATGGTCAGGTGAACCTGTTGTCATTGTTGATGTCGACGACGTCGTTGCAGACTTTCGAACAAAGTTCTATGAATGGCTCGAATCGAAGGGTGTGAAGACTAACTTGCATGGCAAGGAGTACTACAACACCGATGCGATCCTTCAGGCTGGAATTGATCCCACAAACGTGTTTGAGGACTTTATCAGTGCTGGCGGCATGATGGAACTCGAACCTCTTGTCTGGCTTCGAGATGAGCTCAATGCAATGCGAAAGAGGGGATTCTGGATCCAGATCCTCACGGCGCGCCCACAGGAGAATCCAATGTGTGAGTGCGCCACATATGCGTGGCTCGAGCGTCACGGCTTTGAGGTCGATGGAATCGGATTCAGCCCTGAGAAGTACAGGTGGCTGACGCAGCAGGATTACTTCCTGAAGGGGAAGGTCATGTTTGCAATGGACGATTCACCAAAGCATGCCCTTGAGTATGCATCGCATGGGATTCGTGTACTGTCTCCACAGAAGACTTACAATGAACAGTTGGTCAATGTGAAGAACATTGATATCTACGACACACATCAAGATTTTCTAAACTCAGTCAACAATCTGGAGGTAAAGTGAGCATTTCGAATGGCTTCGGCAACATCAAGGTAACCATTCTCGACTCTGGAATCGAGAACCCGTTCCAAATGTTCTGGAACTGGTACCGTGAGACCTGGTACTCTCTTCGCAATCAGGAGTACGATCCCACGAATCCGAAGCACATCGAGGCCTGCAAGGAGGTCCTTGCCGGTACTGCACTTCCTGTTCCGCAGGAGGCCCTCAACTTCCAGATTCGTGTGGAAGGAATCAGTCGAGTCGGCCTTGCACAGTTCACTCGTGGTCGAGTTGGTTGGGCTTATTGCGTCACATCCCAGATGCCTGAAGCGATCGAGCACAATGTCACCATTCCTAAGAACATCTTCGAGCATCCTGTGTTTGGTGATCGTGCTGCCAGTATCGTTCGTGAGTCTCAGGCTCTTTATGATGAGATGGTTTCGGCAGGTGTTCCTCCTCAGGACTGCCGTTACATGACATTCCATGGCCAGCAGACTAACCTCGTCTGTGTTGTCAACTTCATGGCTCTTCGTGGTTACTTTGCCCGTCGTTGTGAGAACGGTCTTACCGATGAGCTCAACCTCATTGGTCGCCTCATTCGCCATGAGCTCATCAAGGCACACCTCAATGAGGATGGTTCTGAGAAGGTGAAGGGTTCCGGTTGGTCCACACTCCTCACCAAGCTCGAGGCGATGGGCGCCAACAAGACCTGCCTCAATACCGACAAGGTCTTCGGCAACACCGGTCGTGCTCCTTCCGCAGGCAAGCACATTCCCTCCCTCTCGAATCCTGAGAACCAGCCTGACTGGAAGTTCGATAAGTCCGCATGGTTCTTCGAGCTACAGGAGCTTCCGGACCACCTCCTCTTTCCAGGTGAGAAGGAGATGATCGAGGACTGGAAGACCATCGGGTATGAGGCACGAATCCGTAAGGTCGAGGGGAAGTAATGCCACAGCGGATCATCATCTACGAGGGTCCTGATCGCTGCGGGAAGACCGAGCAGGCCAAGGAGCTCAGTCGTCGCCTTGGCATTCCGTACTTCAAGAACACGGACGAGCACAAGTACTTTCTCAGCGACCCAAGCTACTTTCTCAATGCGATCCGCTATGTGGACACTTACTTCACCTCGTACCTCGAGTCCTCCGGCTCATCGGTAATCCTCGATCGTGCCTGGCCTTCCGAGTGGATATACTCCCAAGCCCTCGGAAGGCAGACTGACTTTGAGCTCCTTCGTCAGCTTGATGAACGTCACTCTCGTCTTGGAACTGTCATCGTCATTCCTCATCGATCCTCGTATGCAGGCGTCAAGGATGAGTATGACAACATCAATGACAACATCACCAAGATTCACGATCTCTACATGAAGTTCACAAAGTGGACCAAGTGCAAGACGGTGCTTGTGAATGTCGATGATGAGGACCTGGAACGCGAGATGCGAGAAACAATGCAGGGCCTCCTGAAGGCTTGGGTGTAGTATGGCAAAGGTTATTGAAAATTTGAGAGGCGACGACATGATTGTCGTCAAGTTTGAGATGCCCTGTGACGGAGCCTCACCAGGTCAGTGCATCAATGTCAACGGTCGATTCTTCGCTATAGCCGATTCGGATGAAAATTCTGCTTCGGTGCTTACCCGCTACGGAGGTCCTCTAGACCTACCGGAGGGAACGGAAGTGAATGTAGCAGGACCCCTTGGAAAGGGATTTCCTGTTTATGATTCATGGGATGCCGTCATTGTTTGTGGCGGCACCGCCACGGGTGTGGGATACAACCTCCTCAAATACAGGTCACAGCGCAACCTGAGGACTTGGTTTGTTTCCTACACCCGTGGCGGACATCCCCTTTCTTCTGGCATTGAATCGATTCGCGAAATGAAGGGAATTGAAACAGTCGTTGAATGGAACACAAAGAAGCTGGGTAGGCCGGACACTCCTTTCACACCGCTCAACGTGAAGGAGTTTCCCATCGGAACACAGGTGTTTGTTGCAGGACCAAAGGAGCTAGTTGATTCCTGCTGCTCCTGTGCTGAACAGTTTGGAATCGAATCGAACAATATCAATCTCAATTACTGAGGAGTCAAAATGAAAGTGTATCTCGCATCCGGTTGGTTCACACCCAAGGCTCTTGAAGAGGTAGAAGCCCTTGAGAATCTTCTGGCTGAACTGGATCTCAACGTGGCATCCCCTCGTAAGATCTTCATCTGTCCACCAAATGCACCACTTGATGTGCAGAAGGACACGTTCAAGGGCAATGTCGATCACATTCGAACTGCCGACTTCGTCCTTTGCAACACACGAGACAAGGACATGGGCACAATCTTCGAGGCAGGCGTCGCATACAACGCAAACGTTCCGATCGTCTACTTTGCCCAGGGCCTCACAGGTAACTTCAACCTCATGTTGGCACAGTCCGGTGTGAAGGTGACCACTAGTTACGATGAGCTCCGTGACTACCTGAAGCGTTCCATTGAAGCAGGTAAGCCTCTCTTTGAGCCGTATTACGGACGAATCGAGTAGTCTTCTCCCTGATCCTGAACATCGGGTTCCTTCCTAATAAGATTGATCGTCAACAAACGGTCAGTCAAGGAAGGAACCCGATGATTCTTTTACCCCCAAATCGTTACGCCTCCATCCACAACCACTCGACGTTCTCTCCTTTCGATGGACTCTCCGAACCTCGTGAGCACATCGACTTCTGCCTGAAGAATGGCCTCGATTCCTGGTCACTGACAGACCATGGAAATGGCAATGGACTTGCTCATGCACACGCGCATGCCAAGAAGCTGAAGGGCAAGGGTGCAAAGTTCCGCCAACTCTACGGTGTGGAGTTCTACTTTGTCCCCGACCTGAAGGAATGGAAGAAGGCCTACGACCTTTCGAAGGGTATCTCGGCAGAGGACAGCACCTCCGAGAACGATGAGGAAGAGGCTGGCCTTGTTGTCGAGGATGCCGACGACACTCGAACCGAGCAGATCGACAACATCAGTCGACGGTACCACCTTGTCGTGGTTGCCAAGAATCGAGTCGGCCTCTCCAACCTCTTCACTCTGGTCAAGAAGTCCTTCAAGGACGGGTTCTACAAGTTCCCACGAATCGACTTCAACATGCTCAAGGAACATGGTGAAGGCCTGGTGGTCTCCACAGCATGCGTCGGCGGCTATCCGTCCGGCATTATCTACCGTGAGTTCCCAGACCTCAAGTTTGACCAGCTCGATCCTCGACTTGTTGATGATGAGACCGTTCGAAACCGAATCAACAATCGACTTCAGAACATGGTAGATCGATTCACCGACTGTGTTGGACGAGACAACTTCTTCCTCGAGATCCAGTTCAATCGACTCGGCGCACAGGACCTCACGAACCGGTGCATGATTGACCTGTCCCAGCGAACAGGAATTCCCCTCCTTACCACTTCTGACGCTCACTACCCTGGTCCTGACCTTTGGGAAGCCCGTGAGATCTATCGCCAGCTTCAGCCTGGTCGAATGAAGATTGGTGAGGAGCCGAAGCCACTTCCTACGAAGGACCAGATCAAGGCTGAACTCTTCCCCAAGAATGCCGACCAGATGTGGGAAGAGTACCTCCTCCGACGAAAGGAGTTCAAGTTCTATGAGGGGACTGAAGATGTGGTTCGTTCCTCCATCGAACGTGGACATGACATTGCGTGGCAGATGTGTGAGGAGATCTGGTTCGAGGACACTGCAAAGCTTCCTTCGTTCTCCACATCTGAAAGCACTGCAATGAGCCAACTCACCAGCCTTGTGAAGACTGCCCTTATTGATGAGGGTCTTGCAACCAACAAGGAATACGTCGAACGTGCCAAGTTCGAGCTTGGTGACATCAAGCACCTTGGCTTCGAGAACTACTTCCTCACACTTCAGAAGGTGTTCAAGGTTGCCGAGAACCGGACTCTTCCAGGTGCCGGTCGTGGTTCCGGCGCAGGTTCCCTCGTCAACTACCTCCTTGGAATCACTCACGTCGACCCAATGCGATATGACCTCCTCTGGGAACGATTCCTTGGTCGTCACCGTGCAGGTTGGCCTGACATCGACACTGACGTCGGAAACCGTGATGCTCTTATCGATGCAGCACGTGAGATCTTCGGTGAGGAATCGGTTGTCCCAGTCTCCAACTTCAATACCCTCAAGCTCAAGTCCCTGGTGAAGGACGTATCAAAGTTCTATGGCATTCCTTTCGATGAGGTGAATGCCGTCACAGGTCCCCTCGAACGTGAGGTTGCAGAGAAGTCCCGAGATCCTAACATGGAGAAGTCCATGTTCGTCCTCAAGCATGAGGATTGCCTCGAGCACTCTCCCAGGTACCGTGAGTTCATGGAGAAGTACCCTCAGGTCGAGGACAAGGTCCGAGCCCTCTTCATGATGAATCGATCCATTGGTCGTCATGCCGGTGGCGTCCTTGTCTGTCCTGAGCTTGAGAAGCACATGCCACTCATCACAGTTCGCGGTGAACTACAGACACCATGGACTGAAGGCGTCAACATTCGAAACCTGGAGGAGAACGGCTTCCTAAAGTTCGACTTCCTTGGCCTGAAGCAAATGCAGATGGTTGAGGACTGTATCCGTCGAATCCTCCGTCGTGAGACCGGAAAGGAGCCCACCTTCAAGGAAGTCAAGAAGTTCTATGACGATAAGCTGAACTGTCGATATGTCGATCCCAACGATCCTGAGGTGTTCAAGTTCGTCTACCAGGCAGGTCGGTGGCCAGGCATCTTCCAGTTCACATCGGATGGCGCACGGAGGTTCTGTATTTCAGCTCAACCTGAGAACATTGTGGACCTCTCCACCATCACGGCAATCTATCGTCCTGGTCCCCTGAAGGCCGACGTCCACAAGAAGTACGTCGAGGCCAAGAAGAATCGAGCCGCAATCAAGTACGACCATCCGGTCATCGAGGAGATCCTCGGCCCAACATGCGGGTTCATCGTCTTCCAGGAACAGTTCATGTTGCTGGCACAGAAGCTTGCCGGATTCTCACCTGGTGACTCTGACAAGATGCGAAAGACCCTGGTGAAGAAGGACCTCACATCCCTTGGCAAGAAGTCCGATGAGAAGGAGGCCCTGGAAAAGAAGTTCATCAGCGGATGTATTGAAAAGTCCGGTCTTTCAAAGAAGCAGGCCACAGACCTCTTTGAGACAATCGCATTCTTCTCACTTTACGGTTTCAACAAGTCCCACTCTGTTGCATATGCCATCGACTCCTACTATGGTGCTTGGCTCATGACATACTATGAGAAGGATTGGCTTGCCACCTGCCTTCAGACTGAGAATCGAAATGTTGAAGGCCTCGCTGTGGTGATGTCCGAGATCAAGCAGCAGGGCTACAAGATCTCACCACCTGACATCAACTCTTCTTCTGAGGAGTGGTCATGGTCAGATGAGCTTGATTCTTTCGTCCCACCTCTCTCCTCCTTGAAGGGTGTCGGTGATTCGGCAGTCGATGAGATCATTGAGAATCGACCATACCGAAACATGGATGAGCTCCTCTTCGATGAGGAAGGAAATTGGAAGCACTCAAAGCTCAACCGTCGATGCTTCGAGGCCCTTCTTGGAATGGAGGCATTCACCTCACTTGAAGAGTTCAAGTCCGGCAAGGTCAACAACCACAAGCAGCTCCATGAGATCATCATTGGAAATTACGGAGTCCTGCGCAAGGGACGATGGGGGATGAGTGCCAAGAAGGCAGCAAAGACCAATGCTCCACCTGTGATTGAGACCCTCATCGAATCCACACAGTGCATCGAGGATTGGACACGAACCGAGAAGGTTGCCCTTCAGGCCGAAATCTCAGGTGCCGCTCCTCACCACATCATGTTCCCCGAAGAGATTATGGGCAAGATTCGAAAGGTTGAGATTCCTGCAATCTCAGAGATCGAGCCTGGAAACTCTGACATTGCATGGTTCTGTGTGATTCACATCGAAAAGAAGTCCACAAAGACAGGCAAGACTTTCCTTCGGCTCAAGGTTGTAGACTCCTCTCTAAAGACCAGCTGGATACGAGTGTGGGGAGATTCAAATGATAAGCTGGTACCCTACTCCATCTGGATGGCCAACGTCAACCATGAGGTGAACTGGGGCATCTCAACCAACATCGGAAAGATGAAGTACTTGGATTGCTAGAGGAGAACATGAGAGCGCTTGTAACTGGTGGCTGTGGTTTCATTGGGTCAAACCTTGTGAGGTCTCTCGTTGACCGCGGTCACAGGGTTGATGTCGTCGATGACTTGTCGACAGGTGATGTGTCAAACCTTGTCGGACTGAACCTTCGAAACCTGATGGGAATCCTCGGAAAGCAGTACGAAGACACCCATGAACACAATAGGACTGATGATACTGTTGTTGTTGTCCAAGGTGATATCGAGGATGAGTTCATTCTATCTCGAATCCGCAGGGGTTTCTACGATGCGGTCTTTCATCTCGCGGCAAACCCAAGGGTAGAGTACTCAGTTCACAATCCTGCGGCAACTACTGATGTGAATTGCACAAGGTCACTCACACTGTTTGAGGCTGTAAGAGACTGTAAGAGCAAGGTCAGGATGATCTTCTCATCCAGCTGCGCAATCTACGGCGACCCGAAAGAGATTCCGACCTCAGAGAAATGTGAGGCCAACCCACTCTCACCATACGGAATCCAGAAACTTTATGTTGAGCAGTATGCAAAGGTCGCTGCTGAGATTCATGGACTCGACGTTGTGTGTCTCAGGTACTTCAATGTGTACGGTCCCTGGCAGGGAGGAGACTCACCCTACGCAACTGCAATAAGCGCATGGTGCAATGCAATCCACAAGGGAAAGCCTCTTCGATCTGACGGCGACGGTGAGCAGTCTAGGGACATGGTCTTTGTCGGTGATGTAGTGAGAGCGAACATCCTTGCAGCCACCAGAGAGGAACCTTTCAGGGGTGAGGTCATCAATATCGGAACTGCAGTCTCATACACGAACAACCAGATCATGGACTTCTTTAGGAAGAGGTTTCCGAACATTGAGGTTGTTCATGCGCCCAGGAGACAGGGCGACGTCAGAAAGACAATGGCAAACGTTAGCCTAGCCAAGAGAGAGCTTGGCTTCAAGGCGCAGGTCAACATTCATGACGGACTTGAGCAAACTTGGAATTGGTGGGGGATCTGATGGCTGCTCCAAAGGAAGCATGGCCTTCACAGTCGGTGAAGGAAGAAAAGCCATGGGGATACACATGGCACTGGCACACGAATTCGATAGTTCATGGAAAGCAGATCACAATCTATGAGGGTCACAGGACAAGTCTCAAGTACCACAAGGTCAAGAACGAAGTCTTCTTTGTGCTTAAGGGTCGTGTGAGGGTCACATACGGGAATTCTCGGACCCTAGAAAATGAAGAAAAGTATCCTTATAGTACAAAAGTCCTTGTACCTGGTGAAGTCCTTAATGTACAATCAGAATGTCCATACAGGATTGAGGCTCTAGAAGAGAGCGTCATAATTGAGATCGGCGACAGGAATGACAATTGTCCTGTGAGGCTGGAGGATGACTATGGTCGAGCGAAATAAGGTAAGGGAGTTCGTAATCTACACAGGGCCGATGTGGTCAGGAAAGACCACCCGGCTCACGGCGGCGGTCGAAAGGCACAGGATTCGACGTACGGAGGTCCTCTGTTTCAAGCCAGAGATCGATGGCAGGTATGCAGACAGCTCAATTGTCACGCATTCCGGCTCAAGGATGGACGCCGTCCCTGTGAGCACAGGCAGCCAGATACTTCAACATGTCCGTGATCGCAAGCCCGGAGTCGTGGCAGTCGATGAGGCATTCATGATCGAGGGCTGTGCCGATGCACTCGTTGAAGTGTTCCGTATGGGAATCTCAGTCTACGTGTCATCCATCGAACTCTCGGCAAACCTGAAGTCATTCGGTGAGATCGAGAGGATGATGCCCTTCGCAACTCGAATTGAGAAGTGCACTGCTGTTTGCATGATGTGTGGTGAGGATGCTGCTCTCACGCATCGTCGAGTTCCCTCACTGGAAGAGATCTCAGTCGGAGGCGCTGATAGTTATGAGCCGATGTGTTGGAACTGTCATCCTGTCGTTGCTGAAACGATGAACTGAACACCAGCATCCACGGAGAACATGTTGGACCCCCATAGCGTAGATCTCGTTATCTATCACGCGGCATGCACAGACGGATTCGGAGCGGCATACTCAGCATGGAAGCTCCTCGGTGACAGGGCAACATACCACGCAGCAAAGTACGGTGAGACACCTCCTGATGTGATGGGAAAGAATGTTGTTGTACTTGACTTCTCGTACGACAATGCCACCACAAAGCGCTTGATGAAGGAGGCCAAGAACTTCCTCATCATCGACCACCACAAGTCAGCGATGGTTGAGCTTCATGATGTCTCCTGCACCAGGTTCGACATGAACCACAGCGGGGCGATGCTGGCTTGGAAGTTCTTCCATCCCGGTAAGGAAGCACCTCGTCTCATCAAGTTCATTGAAGACCGTGACCTCTGGAAGTGGGAGATCCCCTACTCCAAGGAGTTCTCTGCAGCATTCGACATGGTGAAGTTCGACTTCGAGGAGTTCGACAAGTACCTCGACGATTCTGAGGTGGACAATGCTCAGGAGAGGGGAGCCTACATTCTCGCCTATTCCAAGACAGTAATCTCAAAGATCTCCAAGCATGCATCTCCCAGAAAGATGGGAGGCAAGGACGTCCTGGTTGTGAACTCTTCCCACTGGATGTCAGAGATTGGAAATGCCCTCTCACCCAAGTGCGACTTCGCCGTGATCTGGTACTACGACCATGAGACCCGACAGGTGAAGGTGAGCCTCAGGGCACACCATGAGGATTCTGACGTGAGTGAGGTTGCTAAGAAGTTCGGAGGTGGCGGCCATCGCAAGGCAGCCGGATTTGCCCTTCCACCGGGAGCCAGCATTGAGACCCTATTTGAACCAGATGCAACAGGATGAATCGAGAAACTTGATGATGGTTACCACACACAGCGATTTTGTTGATCACCTGAAGAATCCGAGTGAATCCGAGAGGCCAACCTGGGACCAGGTGTGGATTGAAATGGCGAGGATCATATCAGGTCGATCCCTCGATCCGCGTACCCAAGTGGGCGCCGTGATTGTGACTGAAGACAACACTCAGGTCCTCGCTGTTGGATACAACGGAGACCACAAGGGCGGTCCCAACGAAGTTGAGTCTCATGAGCCAGGACAATCAGGATTCATTCATGCAGAGATCAATGCCCTCATCAAGTGTGACTTCAATCATCCAAAGCCAAAGAAGATGTACCTCACGGTCTCTCCTTGCAAGCTTTGCGCAAAGGCAATCGTGAACGGAGGAATTCGAGAGGTTGTCTATAACAAGAAGTACCGCGATGAATCAGGAATTGAAGTCCTGAAACAGTCAGGCATTGTCGTTCGACAGTCGCAATAACGTGCCGGTGAGTGATAGTTAGTTCCATGAGTGTCGGACTGAACTATCTACTTGAACAACAGCGGCGCATCCGTGCTGCCAGGAACATCAACAGGTCGCTTTTCGAGGGCTCCATGGGATTCCTCCTTGAGTCTGGTCTGGACATGCTTGAAGCTGACGCAGAGGAAGAGGGCACTGAGGGTGGCGAAGGTGCTCCTCAAGCGAAAGAAGACAAGCAGCTTGCAGGAATGATGCCGAAGGCAATGGACGCAACCCTTGATGCATTCAACGGCTTCAAGAGCGTTAAGGCAATGCCTGAGAAAATGCAAACAATGTTCAATGAAATCACTAAAAAGGTGTCGGATCACGTTCAGGATCCTGACACACCAGAGGCACTTAGTGACTTCAAGACTGCTGAAGAGCTTCATGCCCTTATCGTGATGAGCGTTGACAGGTATGCGGTCGCAGCTCAGGCGAAAATCAAGGCGGGTCAAAAAGCCAGCGATATCAAGTTTACTGATATCTTTCAAAAGGCAATCAAAGACTCACAGGCTGTAATATCGAACAAGATATCCAAACTTCCATTCCTACAGAGGGCTATTGAAAAGTTCAAGGAAGGCAGGAAGGGCCTTGAAGACAGACTGTCAGGACTTTATCCTAATTGGCGTACTGCAATTCTTTCCATAGGAGAGGACCCAGAGAAAGCGCTTGCTATAGCTACTGACAGGAACTTTGCAGGACAGAGAGACATACAGGGGACAGTTGTATCAAGTCCTAAAATCGACCCCAACATTGCAAAGAGTGCGCAGGAACAGGGTCAAGAAACACCTGCTGAGGCCGCTGAAGAAGGCAAGCTAGTACTTGATGATAAGAAAAAGAAGCTTGTAGATCTTGCGTCCAAGCGGGTAGATGACTACAAGGCTGCCTTTAAGTTTATGCTTGACAATGGAGAGATCGAAAAGAACACATACTCGATCGCCATGAAGGTCCTTGGTCAATTCACTGGAAATCCGAAAGAGACGTATGAAAACCTTGTCAACAATCTCGGTCCCAAGGGACAGCAGGTCCTTGATGACCCGATATTGAAGGTTGCAGCGAATAAATTCGAAGACCTTGATGCCACCCTTGAGGATGCAAAGGAAGCTGGCGCTGGAAAGGAGAGCGGTGGCGCTCTTACACCTGAAAAGTCTGAGGAAGCGTTCGTCGAAGCAAAGAAGAGAATCAAAGACCTCAAGTCAATGATAAAGTACAAGACCGAGTCCGGTGAGATGCCAGACAAGGACGCGACTATTGCTGAGACACTTCTTGACAAGATAGAAAAGTCGAATGACTTTGCTTCAATGGGCAAGCTTGGTGAGAAGACTCGAATTGCTTTTGAGACACTTGCGAAGGATTATGAAAATGGGTGGGAAGACCTTGACTCGACCCTGAAGTCCATAAAGAAGTCTGCCCCGAAGGTTGAGATCGACTTTGGAGTTCCGCTAGACAAGCTTGAAGAGCTCATGCGCGACTTTATTGATGCCCCTGCTGACAAGAGCCAAAGTGCAATTCAGAATGAATTCATTAAGGGCCTTGAGGAAGCTGGTTCTGATGAAAAGACTTACAGTGCAGCATTTGCGAAGCTTGAAAAATACGGAGGAATTGATAATCCGAAGTCTTGGAAAGCGATGGGTCTTGAAAAGCTTGCAAGTGAGAAGGGAAGCTCAGAAGAAGGAGCTCCTGAGGCAGGAGGAAAGTCATTGAGCTCAATCCTGTTCAACTCAGACGCAAGCATTAAGAAGAAGCTTGACCCTTCCGGTGAGAAGATCAAAGCATCTCTCATGAAGTTGAAGACAGTACTTGACAGTTACGCATCAGGCAAGGGCGGTAAGACTAATAGAGCCGCTTTGGTAGCAGCTATCAAAGACTCTCAGGAATCCATCAAGGGCATGAAACTTGAAAGTGTTGACTCAAAAGAATTGGTGATTGTCGAAAGATGGCAAAAGCTTGCGGGGATCCTATGAAAACAAAGAAGTTTGGTAGTCGTGAGATAAGACTCCTCATGAAAGAGGAGTACGAGAGAAGCATCAAGACAGCCATCAACGAGGTCGACCTCTTTGACTCTAGAGGGGTTCTAGTGATCGACAAGGACCTAAAGGTCAAGCACAAACCATCAGGGTTCATTTACACTATTGATAGCGTTGATGGTAAGAATGGATCTGCAAAGGTGACACTTCGTTCCCCCGAGACGCCACGTGTGAAGCCTCCACCCGAAGCAGGTCCCATAACGACCAAGCCTGCCGTTCAGCAATTTCAAGCTGAATCTGATGAGGACGAGGAAACCGAGGACATGAAGGATGTCGGTAAGAAGGCTTACCCAAAGGCTTCAAAGGAACCAAAGGAATCTGGTGAGGTCATCTTTGTGATTGATCAGAAAGAATTTGAAAAAGATTATGAGGAGGCGTGATGAAGGGAAACATCATAAACAAGCTGGTGGCCCAAGCCGTCGCCGAAGCAAAACAAAAGAATGAGCCTGTAAGGAAGCTCCAAGAGGCATATTCTGTAGCTACCAAGACCTTTGACATTAAGACAGAATCACTCTCAGAAGAGAACAAGAAAGCTCATCAGGAGCTTCTTGCTGGGTATGTTGAGGCACTGAACAGGGTTTCTGCTGAGCTTGACACGGCAGATCGTGACGGTGCCAATCCAAACAACAGCCAGTTCAGGAATTTGAAGCTTGATGAGTCTCACAATCTCAACGCTGCTTTCCTTCATGGGATGTTCTTTGAAAACATCGGTGATGTCAGCTCAAAAATCACAATGGATTCTCTCGCTTTCATGAGACTGGAGCGAGACTTTGGAACATTTGATGCCTGGCAGAAGGACTTCATTGCGTGCGCGCTGTCGGCAAGGAATGGATGGGCAGTAACTTGTTACAATACATTCCTGAAGAGGTACATCAATGTTGTAGTTGACCTTCATTGCCTGAATGTTCCGTTCGGATGTCACCCAGTGATAGTCGTTGATGCATGGGAACACTCATATTACAGCGACTTCTTGAAGGATCGAAAGTCCTATGTCTTCGCAATGATGAGAGAACTCAGGTGGACAAGGATAGATGAAAGGTTCGAGAAAATTGACAAGATGATCAAGGTGATGTCATGAAAGCCCCGCACATCAGGTACTTCCTGAGAGAGGCAGACGAGAGCAAGGATGCTGAAAGTTCACCAGACGAATCCAGCATAGACAACCAGATCGAACAGATGCTTACAAAAGCTGAGAGATCTGCAGTTCAATCAGGCAAGAAGCAGGCAAGCATCTCAATGGGCGAGTCTTTACGCAGGGGCTCATTGAGATTCCTTGTTGAAGCTGAGGTTGAAAAAGTTCCTCCCCTCGACCCTGAGGCTTTCTCAAATGAAGTAGCTCGAATTGTGATGAACGCAGATACTCTTATTGATCTGAAGGGCAAGATCATAAAGAGAATGGAGAAGTTCATTCTCAAGAGATACGATCAGGGCACTCTTGATAAGGTTAAGCAGAGCCTCGAAACGAACTATGGCATAACGGCTGACGCTCCAAAGAGCGACCTTCCGCCTGAGCCGACGCTTGCTGTTGGGGCCTCTGCCTCGGCAGCAGGTGGTGCATGAAGGAAGTAGCAAGGAAACCGGTTCACATACATCTCCTCGACGATATTCACAGTCACCTCAAAGTAGAGTGTGCAAAGAGGGGACTGACAATGCAGGAAGTGGTAGAGACATTTGTTTGCAAGTTTTTGGACGGTGATGAGACAGCACTCAAGATTGTGAATGACCTTGAGACAGGAAAGAAGACGAAGAAAATTCGTAGACTGTCCAACAATGAGCAGGACGCTCTTTACAAGATTATAGAGGAGCTTGGAAATGCTTCTACTTGACTTCATCGTGACGCAATTCTTTGAAAGAAGGCCAGGCAATGTCAAGAGGGAAGACATCATAAAGCTTACGAATGCCATCAATGGAGTTGTCGAAACCTTCAAAAAGGTTGCTGATGACCTTGATCGTCACAAAGTGACACATGTTGTGAGAGTTCCTCACAAAGCTGATGACACGTTCAATTGACTTTGCTTGAAGTCTACTATTTAACATTTGAAAGAGAGCGTGCTCAATGAAGAACATGAAAGTCGTGACGACACCTGGAGAAATCAGAAAACTGGTTAGAGAAGCTCTTGGAATCTCTGACGAGACAAGTGGAAGGTCAGGTCGTGATGACAAACAGGCACCAGGCCTTCCATCAAGCTTACCGATATCTCCGGCAGGAGATGTTGCAAATCAGCTTTCTCAACAGAGGCCACCTGTGGAGGACGACGAATTCGTTCCAGCAAATCCAAAGGAGCTTGGAAAGGCGCTCGCAATCCTTGGTGAGGCGGTCCCACAAGAAAAGGTTGCTGAATTCTACAGGTCATTCAACAATCTTCTCGACAAGATCATCAACGCTGAAAGTGAGTGAGGGACATGAAAGTCTCATCCCTATTGCAGGAGTACTTTGATAGAGAAAATCAATCTCATCGAAGGACCCTTGACCTACCACCAAGGATTGAGGAAAGCTTTAGTCTGCCTGTAATTCCAACGAAGTCAGGCTGGGAAAGGCTCAAAGACCCAGAGAGAATTAGAAGGGTGTTCACTTTTATTGACAGGTCTTCACTATCCCAGTTTGTTTCTTTGTTGCTAGACTATGAGGATAGCATCCAACATCATGGAATGCACATCATAGACCACGATCAAGTTTCAGTTGAGATCTATACAAAGGACCTCAATAGAGTTACTAGAATAGATTTAGATTATGCGAGACAAGTAGATGAGCTTTTCAAGCAAGCATCGTTCAGATTACCTGAACCAGGCGGACGGACAGATTTTAGCATCTGACGGTTTTCTTGAGAGACTTTCCGGAAGCTCAGAAAGCTTTGTCGGCAAATTCTCTGAAAGGGAGATACAGGGAAACCTGATATCTGTATCCACAGCCCTTGACCTCAATATTGTGAAGGTTGTCGTCAAGCCCACATGTGATCTTTCACCTGCTGATATCTTGAAGATTATTGGGAAGTGTCAAGTTGAACTTGGAAACTTCTCTCTGGGAGGAACCGTCACAGGTGCTTCTCTCAATTTTGTCGAATCAAACTTCGAACTTTCTTTCGTGTTGGACGGAGATACTTAGAGACATGGAAAACGATAATCACGAAAACCCATCTTTTGAGTTTGACAAGTTCATGGAGAACATTACACGCCATGAACAGTCACGCCAAACACAGGAAACTGATGAGCAGACACTGCAGCGCCAGCGTGTGCAAAAGTACCAAGAGCTTCCACAGAATAGAGTGAGGTACCGGTGAGGCCGCTAAATTCTCTCGAACTCAGGATACTTCTGAAGAATCTTCATGAGACTGACAGTGCATCTCAGAAGGAGATTAGTCATCAGAAGAAGATGAAGAAGGAGCTATCTAAGCTTTCCGCCACAAAAGAGAAGAAAGAGCTTGATGAGGAAGGCCTGTTTGGTGGCGATGAAGAGGACAAGGGAGACGAAGGCGAAGACGACACCAGCAAAGAAGATAAGGGCGATGAAGGCGGAGATTCCGAATCAGGGGACAAGGGTGGCGGAGACAGCAAGTCAAAGAAAGGTGGAAAGCTACCTGGTGCAAAGAAACTTGCTGCAGCTTCAAAATCTCCTGACGAAGAAGTGAAATCAGACGATGTGATATCGAGGCTCAATTTTATTCGAGCAGGAAAGTCGCTAAAGGATGAGGAGGTTTCGAAACAGCTTCGGACTTACATCGATGCTCTTTCTCCTGAAGAAAGGAAAGCGTTCTTTGCATTCAGCGATGGAATTGCAAAGATAGTTCTCGGCGGTGAAAAGGCTGTTGAAGTGCCAAGTCCACTTGACACGTACTCTATAAAGATATCAGGTCCCAGCTCTTCAAAACCTGCTTCCAAACCTGTGAGTGATAAGCCTCAACAAGCACAGCAATCGAAGAAGGTGGCAGTTGGTGCTGTTCCTCCCATAGTTGTTGGTGAAGGAGTCAAGACCAGAATTCGTGAGGTGGATGTCCCTGTCTCGTCTGGAAGAGTTGTTCCCTTTGGATCAAAGGCGCACGTTGCAGACATCGAAGCCAGAATAGAGGATATGGAAAGAATAAGGTCGTACCAGGAACCGGGTTCAGAAAGCAGGCATGCATTCACAATGGCATTGAAGGCCCTGAAATCTCAGTTGAAGGCTGCAATGAGAAGGTCACCAGGTTCAGGTAATCCTCGTGTCATGGGAGTTCCACCTCTCGTAGAGAAGGACTAATGAACAGGAAGGTAGTTCTATTAGAAGCTGAGAGTTCTGTTGTGTCTTCTTGGACAGAGCCGTTTGAAAATTTGCTAGATGTTGTGAAGAACACATTTGCTCAATTCCTGAATGTTGCTGTTACTGCCGTCAAGCTGGTCTTCACGTTTGATAACAAGAAAGTGTTTGAGATTATCGACAAATACTATGACAGAATGAAGTCTCTCAACGCAAAGTCGTCTGAGATCATGTCAAAGATTGAAGCAACATCTGGTGACATGAACCTGTTTTCATTTGTGTTCAGTCCTGATTATGTCCTCGGTGCTCGATTGCTTGCAGGAGGTCCAGGCGCTCTTCGTAACTTCATAGACTTTTATCAGGAATCGACAGGCGACAGCCTCAATCCGTTCGACATCGGTCCTCCGGGCGCCAGGGACACTGCGTCTCTTATGAACAATCGCATCAACTATTCCATGGGATTCAACTATGGAGGAGCGATGGGAGGAGGAAGAGGCTCGGCTCCTTCAAGAAATGCAAGGCAGATTGAGAACAGGCTGAATAGGGCTTTTGGAATATCTCTAGACCCAAGGCTTATGCGTGCACCTCCTCTTAGAGTTTCCGGATTGGACAGGCCCAGGCCACCAACAGCAACTGAATTCTATTCGTACGGTGAGCTTCCTATTTTGATAGAAGCAAAGCAGGATGTCACTACTCCTCTCACTAAGGAAGAGTTCAAGATTGCCGTCGAACACTTCATGAAGCAGGTAGATCTTGAGAAGCTTGGCGTGAAGTCATCAGCAAAGCAAGTAGAGCAAGACATGAATCAAATGGCTGACGAGCTTGCAATGAAATTTGAGCAACCTTACAGTCTGATCGTAAGCCTATCGGCAGCAAAGACACCGAACGAGATGTATGGCATTCTCAATGAGATGACAAAGGTCGGCTTCAAGGTCTCAGGTGTTGAGCAACTAAAGCCTGACAGGATCAAGCAATTGACCGATGAGACTCTCCTGAAGGCCGAAGAAAGTGGAAAGATCTCCGATCTTTTCGTGACATCCGTTGTCAAGCCAAAAGATCCCAAGTCTCCGACAGACGAAGAAAAGAAAGCTGCTGCTCAGGAGATAGTCACAAAGACAATAATGTCAAAGATTGTGACTGACTCCAAGAACCAGGTTCAATCAACGATGGCAAGTGCTAAACAAGAAACTCTCAAGAAGTTTGATGAAACATTCATGCCAAAGAACGCAGATGACAAAGAAATCCTCATGAAGAGTGAGTTTGGAAATGTCTTCAAGGCAGCAAGAAGCAAGATTGAGAATGCAGGAATCAAATTCCAAAATCAGATAAAGGTGGATACGTCTCCCTGACATTGTGTAGGTTTCAACATGAAGACAAAATCTAGCAAGTGGATCCCTGAAATCTGTTACGAGGAAGACTCTAACATTCCGTTCATCAATGTCCCTAACAACGAAGAGGATCCGGCCATGCTGTTCATCTTCGTCAACAGGGCTACCGGTGAGTTTGAGCCTGGTCCCAAGGGTGAGGAGCTCCCTGTAATGGAAATGGATCTGAGGCAGTTCGCAGACATGAAGATCCTGAAGGACAGGCTTCCTGAGTCTACTTACGATGAGGTTAGGAAGTGCTTTGGACTCCAACCCCTGAAGGAAGCTGAGGCAGCTGGAAAGAAGATCACGATGAATGTTGCAAAGAACGTTGGCGGCGAGATCGGTTGAACTTATCGTAACTCCTGTTATGATTTGAACAGGAGGTTCTTTGATTACACGTGAATCTGCTGTCAACGCTCTCATGTCAATGAAGTCACTCTCAAGTGACCTTGATGATGTCTTCAACAAGTACGGACTCAGTTTCTCGAACAACGTTGGTCGTCGCAATAACCTCCTGTCGCACTCACAGGAAGAGTTCTTTGCAAGGGAGATTCGAAAGAAGTTTCCCACCGCAACCGCTGATGGAAGAACAGGACAGCCTGACATTCACATTCCCGAGATTGGAAAGGAAGTGGAGTGCAAGCTCACATCCCCCAATGCAGAGGGCTCCATCACATTCCAGGCAGACGCTCACTCTTTAAGTGACGGCAGAGACTATCTCTACGTTGTGATCGACAAGGACTTCAAGGAATATGGCGTGTTCCTGTTTGAAGGTCTTGTCAAGGATGACTTTCGAAACCCTCACCCAGGAAGCAAGGGCAAGGTTCAGATGATCAAAGGTCGAGCTGCTCACAAATGCAGGCCTATCATCGGGTTCCTTGAGAATGTTTCTGAGTTGCATAAAGCCCAGCATTTGAAGAAGATTGCTGATTGCTCACCTCGAGCTGTAAAGACAAAGAAGAAGCTTGAAGAGAAAGTTCTTGCAATCGAGAGTGGTGTCCCCCGTTATGGTGTAAGATTGGAGAGTCTGTAATAGTTAGTGTCAGAGGTTATTATGAACTTTGACGCAAACAGGATGCTAAAGCTTGCAGGCCTTCCTGAATCAGGCGGTAACGGACTTCTCAAAGAATCCAGGCTCCATGAGGAAGAGGCTCCTCCAGAGGAGGAGAAGAAGGTTGACCAGGCTGCCCTGAAGGATGCTGTGAAGCAACTCGCCACCGCCCTTGGAATGGAAATCAAGGAACCTGAAGGTGGAGAGGCTGCCTCCGGTGAGGAAGGCGGCGAAGCCGGTGGCGACATGGCAGGACTCTTTGGTGCCACCTCAGAGGGAGTTTCATACTCAAAGATGAAGAGCATCATCAGGGACGAGCTTGCATCCAACTGGGCATCGGGCCAGGTTTTTGGCAAGAAGACTGGTGCACCACGCGGAGTCACAATGGGATTCAAGGGAATCGGTTTCAAGTAATCCTTTCTATTGAACATTCCTGTCCGACTTGGTAAGATGATACATGCAGTACCAAGTCGGACAATTTCTTTTCATTGTATTCAAGGATAAGCAATCACTCGTTCCCGTAAGGGTAGTTGAGGAAGTCGTCCGCAGGACGGTCGACGGAGAGAAGCGATCCTATCTGGTGTCAGTGAGCGAGAACAGAAACCTGGAGCCTGTTCCGCTTGATGAATCACCTGAAAATGTCTTCACCTCTTTAGAGGACGCAAAGGAAGCACTTCTTGAGAATGCCAGAAGGGGCATTGAAAGGGTGTGTGCGCGCGCGCTTTCTGTCAAGGCAAGAGAGTTTAGAGAACTTCCGCAGCAGGAATCACCACAGGTTAGTCGCCTCGAAAGAAGTTTCGAAGAAAGTGACGATGAGGGTGTCCAAGAGGACGAAACCATATTACTAGAGAATGGGGTAAGGGCCAAGGTAAAACTTCCACCTGCACTTCGATAGGAGACAAATGTCTAAGCCCATCCTGGTCATCGACTTCAACAACATGGTCCATCGAGCCCGAGCAGGTTTCAGTGGAGACAAGGGTGAGAACACCATCACCTACACGTTCTTCACGATGTTTCGTAAGACCGTGGAGACTTTCGATCCGAGTCGAGTCTACATCGTAAAGGAAGGTCGTCCGCAGGAACGCAAGGACGCATTCGCTGAATACAAGGCAGGTCGAACCTCACCAGGAGACGACTTCTGGCGCCAACACAGCGACATTGTCGAAATCCTTGGAATGATGCCTGTCCATATCGTCCGCCACCCACACCGTGAGTGTGATGACACTATCGCTCACCTTGTGAGGAACGTTCACAGTGAGGATCCCTGTGTTGTGGTTTCATCGGACACAGACTTCATTCAGCTCCTCACACCAGGTAATGATCGTGTTCGCCTCTGGAACCCGATTCGAAAGGTTTGGATCGAGCCGGTTGCATACGACTATGTGATGTGGAAGTCCCTCACCGGTGACGGTTCAGATGGCATCCCAGGATTCAAGGGCATCGGTGGAAAGACTGCAGAGAAGCTGCTCAGCAATCCTACAAAGCTCGACGCCTTCCTGAGTGAGGGTGACAATCGGCAGATCTTCGAGCGCAATCGATTCCTCATCTCGTTCCTTCCCATTGAGGACGAGCTCGAGGCAAAGTATCCGTCCAATCAGTGGGAACAGGTCAGGACCGCATTCATTAGTCGCGGATTCTGGTCCATCGCAAATGATAAGTCGTGGAACAAGTTCACCAACACGTTCCGTGAAGTACAATAAGAAAGGAGACAACATGGAAAACAGCTATCTACCAGACAGTGAGCAGCAGAAACTTAGATCTGAGGGAGTCATCTCACAGGACGAGGTCGCAATCAAGCTTGGAGACATCCTCCTTGCTGAGAACGTCATCAGCCGCGAGCGTCGCCAGATCAATCGAACAGCACCGGTTAACGAGGGCAAGAGGCTCCTGAGGGATTAATGGGTGACTTCAAGAGCCTGACCTTCGGGTCAGATGCAAGGGAGCAGCTCCTCCGTGGTGTTGCTACCCTATCAGATGCCGTAAGAGTGACACTCGGTCCCAAGGGCATGAATGTCGTCATTGAACAGGACGGTGGACCACCACTCGTCACCAAGGATGGCGTCACGGTGGCAAAGTCCATCAATCTCAGGGACAAGTTTGCAAACCTCGGATGCCAGATGGTGAAGGAGGCGGCGTCGAGGGCGTGTGAGGTTGCCGGAGACGGAACAACGACCGCAACTGTCCTAACACATGCAATCTTCAGTGAGGGCATGCGGCTTGCAAGTGCAGGCTACTCAATGTCTGAAGTGAGGTCAGGCATTGAAGCTGGCGTTGATGCCGTAATAGAGAGCCTGCGTGAGTCTGCCATTCCTGTGCGGGATGACAATGACATCATCTCGGTGGGAACTGTCTCAGCAAACGGAGAGAAGGAGATCGGTCACCTGATCGCTGAGGCAATGAAGACAGTCGGAAGGGACGGAGTCATATCAGTCGAGGAGGCTCGAGGATTCAGCAGTTCCTTGGTTGTGACTGAGGGAACAGAAGTTGACCGAGGCTTTATCAGCCCGTACTTCGTCAACAACCAGGAGAAGATGACCTCTGAGCTGGAGGATGCCTACGTCCTTGTGACGAACCGGAAGTTCACTGCCATGAAGGAGATACTTCCCATCCTTGAAAAGGCACACAGCGCTTCCAAGCCCCTGCTAATTGTCGCAGATGATGTAGAGGGTGAGGCACTTCACGGACTTGTCATGAACAAGACAAAGGGTGTCCTGAACGTCTGCGTCATTCGAGCTCCTGAGTTTGGTGAGGGAAGAATTCCAGCTCTCGAGGACCTTGCATGCCTCCTCGGCACAAGGGTGATAATCGACAGTGACCTCAGCAAGGTGCCGTTCGAGTCGCTCGGAAGGGCAAAGAAGGTCAGTTCTTCGAGGACCAAGACCACGTTTGTCCACACGGCAGGCAAGAAGGAAGACATCCAAGCGAGGGTTGAGTCCATCAAATCCTTCATCGAGAACGTAGGAACTTCTGAGGGTGAGAGGTCATTCCTGTCCCGCAGGCTTGCAAGGCTTGCAGGTGGTGTTGCGGTCATCAGGGTCGGAGGCTCAACAGAGCTTGAAGTGAAGGAGAGGAAGGACCGCGTTGATGATGCCCTTCACGCCACCAGGGCAGCCGTAGAGGAGGGAATCCTTCCAGGTGGAGGAATCGCCCTAATCCAGGCGTCCAGGTGTCTCGATGAGGTTGAGAGGAGACAGAATGAGGACTTTCGATCAGGTGTCGAGGTCGTCAGGCAGGCATGCCGTTATCCCCTCAAGCAGATTGCGATTAACGCAGGAATGGTTCCCGATGTCGTTGTTGAGAAGGCTATCCGCCAACGCGGTGGTCGTGGACTCAACGCAGCCACGGGTGAGTGGTGCGACCTCGTTGCCTCCGGCGTGATCGATCCCCTGAAGGTTGTTCGCTCGTCCCTTGAGCACGCAGCCTCAGCCGCCCTCATGCTCCTCTCAGTGGGTGCGGCAATTGTGAGTGAAGAGGATTCTGAGTTGTAAAGATCGTTCAACCTGACAATAATGAATAGCGACAAGGAGAAAGAATGAAGTCGAAGGTGTTGAGCATTGATGATATCGCAATGATTCCAGACGAGGAGCTCATTCAGAAGCACAACTCCCTGGTTTCCTACATCGAGCGTGACCGTCGCCGTGGCGGAAGTCATCCTGACCTCGAGGTTGATGCGTGCTACTTTGCTCGAGAGCTTGAGGTCCGTGAGGCGCGCCGTCGTGCACACGCACTTTATCTCGAAAAGAATGGTGTTCGTCAGTACGAAATGTGATTATATTCCTAATGTGATGGAAAATGGGGGGATTCCTGGTTCCCCCCACAACACAAGGAAGCAACATGGCGGACATGCTGACTGGATTCTTCAAGGACGTAGGTAAGTACACTCTTCTCACCCGTGAGGACGAGGCCCGACTGGCACAAGCAATCGAGGCCGGTGACAAGCGAGCTCGAGACCTTATGATCGCGTCGAACCTCCGACTGGCCATCTCGATCGCCAAGCGCTACATGAACAAGGGCGCCGCTTTCGAGGACCTGATTCAGGAGTCCAACGTCGGTCTCATCAAGGCGGTGGATCGATTCGACTGGCGTCGTGGATTCAAGTTCTCCACGTACGCATCTTGGTGGATTCGACAGGCTGTGGCAAGCCACGTGACTGAACAGTCCTCCAACATTCGGATGCCGGCCTCGGCCAATGCGTTCTACTACCGAGCCAAGATGATGATCCGTGATTACACCACGGAGTTTGGCTCCCCTCCGAATGACAACGAGGTGGCTGAGTTCATGGGGGTGTCCCTCAACACCTACCAGTCCCTCATGAACACCTACCGTGGAACAATGTCCCTGGACCAGAGTGCATCCCCTGGGGATCCCGACGGTCCACGCCTCAGCGATGTGATTCCGGACGAGAACGCCGCCGACCCCGGTGAGTCGATCGACCGTGAACGTATTGCCGAGATCCTCCGCAAGGCGATGGCAACCCTCACTCCACGCGAGGAAAAGGTCATTCGACTTCGGTTCGGCCTCGCTGAAGACCCCACCGACCATGTCAACTTCCCCATCACTGAGTCTGAACTTGCGGAGCTGGATGCCCGCGCAGGAGGTGTTTGATGATGCCCAAGGGTCACAAGTCCCAGCACGGATATGCCACTGTCGGTTCTGATGGCGGCCTCGGTTTCCGTGAGATCGCGGACATCATGAGTGCCGATGGTGACAAGATGAACCATGCGACGGCACGGAACATCCTCCTGCGCGGCCTCCACAAACTGGCTCGTCCGATGTGTGAGCTTCACGGTATGAAGGGTGAGGACCTTGACCGTGAGTCCATGAAGACTGCGTCCGACCCTCGGTTTCAGGACGCTGTCCTTTCTATGCTTGCAGAACACTATGGGATCAAGAAGCCGGTCTGATAGTTATCGGAAGGAGGAAAGATGGCAAGATCCTGGCAGAATTTCGCAGCCCGTAGGGGTATCAAGGACATGGTGAAGGTTGTTCGAGACACAGGCGCTCGAACATACGAGGAGCTGAAGGCATACTTTGATGGAATAGGTGTTGAGCCCCCATCATTGGATTCCGTGAAGGACGCATTTGATTCTCTGTTCCCACCACCCCCACCGCCTGAACCCAAGACAAAGGCAACAAAGAAGGAAACAAGTGAAGCAACAGCCCAAGCAACTGAAGCAGATCCCGCTGCCACATGAAGCTGTCCTTGACCAAGAGTCAGGAGAGATCCTGTTCACAATCGGTGACAGTAAGTTTCAGGTAAATGCCCTTGACCTGCAGGAGTTCTACAATATCGTGAGTGACATCAATGATGTTGTACAGGTAGGTCTCAAGGTCAAAGAATTCACATGTCCCACCTGCGGTTTCGTCACGGAGGTTGGGGACTTTGATCAACAGAACGACGAAGATATGAACTGAGAGAAAGACATGGCAAGCCCGACTGTAGCAGAATTCATTGAGCGACTCACTTCCATCGAGAACGAGCAGAAGCTCCTTGCCGAGGACCGCAAGGCCCTTGTGGAGGAGTTCAAGGAGAAGATCGACATGAAGGCCCTCATGGCCGCAATCAAGATTGTCAAGATCAAGTCCAAGCTCGGTGCCTCAGAGAACGAGTGCGACACCTATATCGAAGAGATTGACGGTCGAATCGCCTGAGCTTGAACAACCTCAACAACTGAATATGATTCAATCACTGAAGGGGACAACAAACCTTCAGCAACAACCAAGGAGCAAAGTACACATGTTCGTCAGCAATCGCACCCCCATCGGCATCCGCGTTACCTCCACCAATGAGACCATCGTCCGTGTTCCCGTCCAGCGTTCCGGCTATGCCGTGGTCCGCTACAACGGTCGCTACTTCCAGGTTCGTGGTGGTCCCAACACTCGTCCCTACATCAGCGGTGACGACACGGACGCTCAGGGTCGCACCTGATCGACTGAGGCACTAGCCTCCACGGGCCTGGTTTTTGCCAGGCCCGTGTTGTTTTAACTCGCAGATGAATAGATAATGACACCGCATTCAGGAGAATCATCAAATGGCTATTCGTCTTACTGAGTCCAAGCTTCGCCAGATTATCCGTGAGGAGGCCTCGAAGCTCTCCCGTTCACGTCGTCCTACTCGTCGCCTCTCAGAGATGGCAAGGGGATCTTTAATCTCCCGTGAGGCCGACATCATGGCAGCCAACTATGGCGCCACTCACTACATCGACTACGACCTCGATATTATGCCTGATGATATCGGTGGAGCAGGGCCAGGTGAGAACGTTGCCGAGTATCTTGCTGACCTGATCCCCGAGCTCCAGGGTGCGCTCTCAGGCACTGAGGATATCGCAGTCATGATCAATCCAAGCGGCCCAGGTGGCGGCATGCCGGTCTTCAGGTTCTACGGTGATGACACCACTGTGAGCATGCTTGCAGATGCATTCGGAGAGATGGAAGGTGATGCACCACGCACTGATCTTATCAAGCGACTCAAGGTCTCACGCAGAATGATGGACACCTGAGACTCTTTCTTACGTAGGAGTACGCAAATGTCTATTCGTCTTACAGAATCCCGTCTCCGTCAGATCATCCGTGAAGAGGTCTCAAGTCTCACTCATCGTCCTCATCGTGTGACCGAGGGACTCACAGTCAAGAAAACGAAGCTCATCGGCGTGAGCGATCGAGTCAGCATGGGATCTCGTGCCGTTGTCACAGGCACAGCTACACCCGTGGAGGAGATCGCAGTAGAGTGCCAAGGCTGGTTCGATGCATCAAGCTTCAGAAGAACGAAGAGTCTTGGTCTAGAAGCCGTCACCGAAAAGATACTGAATCTCAGCGAGTTCAAATACCAGGCTAAGAAGCGTGGCATGGAGGCGACTCCTGAGCTTGCAATGCAGGTTGCGCAGATCTTCATCGACCTTGATCTCACCTAAGATCTGAATTCGAATAAAAATTCGGCCGCCCATTGGGCGGCCGAATCAGTTTTCTCTGTCTAATTCTTTAGTTCTCTAGTTCAGTCTTTGTTCTCTGCTGGAGCTTGTACACAAATGACTCATGGTTGTTCGCATCTGCCATGATGAAGTCATTGAATCCGAGACTCAGCTCTCCCCTGTCCTCCAAGGTCTTGAAGAGCTCATTGAGGAACTCAATGTAGAGCTGCTCAAGCTTGAGACCGAATGACATGGTTGCGAGTGCCGTGGCCTGGTGTGGCTGTGGGAATGAAGCGAGTACCTTCAGTGCCATTGCAGTCGTCTCAATCGGTGAGCTGAAGCTCTCATCGTTGGTGATTCCGATTGCCTTCTCGATGGTTGCATCGAGGTGACCGGTGTGTGCCGTGTAGATCTCCGAGAGGAGTTCAGCGTGGTCACCCACGAATCCGGCTCCCCTGCTTGCGAGGTGAGCCCCATGGAACCAGAGCTGGCATGCCCTGATGATTGCGATGTATTGCTTTACAGCGTGACTGAATGTGTGCATGCTTATACATATCCTTGTGGAGGCGATCTTGTCCAAGAGGATCACAGAAACAGAACTTCGTAGAATTGTCAGAGAGGAGCTCACTGAGGGTCCACAGGACATAACACCCAGCGCAAGAGCTGCAGCTGCTACTTATGTTCCACCTCGGAGACGTCAGGCTGAGAAGCTTCCTGACGTTCTTGAACCAATAGACGATGTTGACAATCCAGATGTGCCGAAGGGTGGAACTTGGGGAATTCCCGGAGTGATGCAAACTGCAGCATCCTTCAGAAAGAGGTTCGGAAAGCCTGGACTCTACAATGCCGACGGTGGAAAGGTGAAGCCCTGGGAGGCTGAGAAGATTGCTCAGAGGG